TAAATAAAAAAAAATCAAAAAAAAAAAAAAAAAAAATAATAATTAAAAAAAAATCAAATAAATGTTCTAATAAACCAAATTTATATAATCCAGTAAATGATAATAGAGAAAAATATTATAGTAAAACATTAGGAGAAGATGCCTGTGTAAAAACATATTCTAAATTATATGAAAACAATAAATTTAAACAATTAAAAGAAACTAGAAAAACACCATTTATACCTTATAATGAAGAAGATAACGCATTAGATTTTATGACTATTAATAAAAATGATTTTGTTCCTATAGATACTATTAATTTAAATAAGGATAGGAAAAAATTTACTAGAAGTCAACTACCATTAAGAGAAAAACGTTCTAAGAATTTTAAATGCCAACGTAAATATATGACCTGTACATCAAATCATATAAAATAAATTTGATTATTCTTATTTAAAGAATTGCTTATAATAATTAAATAATGACGACACTATTAGACACAACTACAATTAATTTAGACACTTCTACTGAGTTAGAAGCCTGCGATAGTTTTGATGATATGGGATTATCAGACGAATTATTGAGAGGAATTTATGCAAATGGATTTGAAAAACCTTCTGCCATACAAGCAAAAGCAATTAAACCATTAATTACTGGACAAGATATTATAGCACAAGCTCAGTCAGGAACTGGAAAAACAGGCACATTTTTAATAGGCTCGCTTCAAAGAGTTAATTTAGAATTAATAAAACCACAAGTTATAGTTTTAGCCCCAAATAGAGAGTTGGCTATTCAGATTCATACTGTTATGGAATCGTTAAATAATTTCTTAAAGATAAAATCAGCATTATTAATTGGAGGGACCACAATTAATAATAATTTTAAACTGTTAGATGAGGGAGTTCAATTTATAGTTGGAACGCCTGGACGAGTGTATGATATGATTAAAAGATATGCTTTAAAAACAAATGATATAAAATCATTTATTTTAGACGAAGCGGATGAAATGTTATCTAGAGGATTTAAGGACCAAATTTATGAAATATTCCAATATATACCTAAAGAAACACAAATAGGTATTTTTAGTGCAACTTTACCTCCACAAGCATTAGAAGTAACCGAAAAATTTATGAATAATCCTTTAAAAATTTTAGTTCAGAAGGAGGAATTAACACTAGAGGGTATTCAGCAATATTACTTAGGATTAGAACAGGAAAGTTGGAAAATTGCCACACTAATCGATTTATATGACAAATTAAGTATATCACAGTCCATCATTTTTGCAAATTCGAAAAGAAAGGCCGAATATATTAAAGAACAATTAATGTTAGAAGGACACGTAGTTCATTACATACATGGAGAAATGACTCAGGAAGATAGAAATAGTGTTATGGAGAAATTTAGAGGAGGTCAAATTAGAATATTAATATCGACAGATATTATTGCTAGAGGTATAGATATACAGCAAGTATCTATTGTAATTAACTATGATATACCAAAATATCGAGAGGTGTATATTCATAGAATTGGTCGGAGTGGTAGATATGGTAGAAAAGGTACTGCTATAAATTTTGTGACTGATAAAGAATATCAGCATTTGCGTGAAATAATGGAATTTTACCAAACAAACATAGAGCCTTTACCAGATAATATTAAAGATTTATTATAAATTTATTTATAATTAATAATTTAAATAAATAATTTAAATAAATAAATTAAATTATTTATTTATTTAAATTCTACATTAATTTACAATTTTGAGTCAATAATGTATTATTTGTAGGTTCAAAAATATAATCATCATCTATATTTTTTATTAATTTATATCCCATTGATTTGATATATGTAATTATATGTCGTTTTGAGTAAATTATATTTTCTTTTTTTCGTTTTTTATTACCCCATATTTCTATAATTATTATAGGTTTATTTTTTAATATTTTTGTTCTTGCACCTATTAACATCTCATATTCACTTCCCTCAATATCTACAAGCATTATATCAAAATTATCTATATTTAAATCATCTAGTTTGTATACGTTTGATTTTATTTTGAAATCTGTTAAATGTGATGACCGTTTATTATTTTTAATATCGCTTTCTGTGAATATATGCATTCCTCCTGAATTATTTAAACTACGATTTATTTTTTCTTTATAACATATTTTTTCTTTGCTCATAAAATAACATATACTTTCTTTTTTTCCAACTGCTAAATTATATGTTTTTATATTTGTAATGTTATTATAGAGAATATTTTCGCATAAATGCCTATATGTCGAAGGATAAGGTTCTATATCAGTAACTAATTTTATATTTTTTGATATAGGTAATGATATACTTCCTATATGTGAACCTATATTTAAAAAATGTTTTAAGTTTTTGGTTTTAATATAATTTAAAATTATATCAATTAAAGTGGAATTATACTGATCGCCTTTTAAAAGTTTACTCTCAATCATATCATTCGGGTTTTTAATTATATATTTAATATTATTAATACTCGGTGAATATTTTTCCATTATAAATCTTTATCCCATTTAAAGTTTCACAGGTGTAAAATAACCTATTTTATTTTATTTTTATGCTTATTCCAATTAAAATGATAGGTTGTGTGTTATATATAATCCTATCATAAATCCGATTAATAGCAATAAAATAGTATTTTTGTAATAACAATGCAATAGACATGGTCCCTGGCAATTTATACTCATATATATTAACTTTATATTTTTTAATATTTAAATAGGTGTAAAATAGGTCACTTTAAATGCGTAACGGATTAATATATCGAAACATTAATCTAAATTTAAATCTATCTAAGAAAATTTTATTTGATTTATTCATCTGTAATATATATTTGTAATGTTATTATACACATATTTTATATAAATAAGAGGAATCTCACCACCATAACCTATTCATTTTTTTCTATAAAGGGGTTACAAAAATTTGATTTTGTAGATAACCATTTTTCTTAGGTTACATTCTATCCAGTACCATGACCACCCCGTCTAAACAAATCGAAATCTTTATGGATTCTCCATTTCCAAAAGTAAATGGCGAACGCAAAAATTTTACGGTCCAAGTATTACCAAGTGATCCAGTAAGTAAATTGCAGGAGAAAACGTGCGACCATTATAGATTATATATGGAAAATAACTTTAACACTTCGCGGGAAGAATTTGAAAATCCAGGACCACAAAATAAATTAGCCAAGTTCTGTGAAATTTTTAGAGAACGTGGGACATACCTACATTTTGTACACGCAGCTAAACCATTGATTTTTAACGATAAAACTACTTTTGCGGATTTAGACATCGAAAATTTTTCTACAATATATATTTTGACTAGAGCAGGTTGTGGACACAAAAACGCGTTGGAATAATCTATAATGAACTGTATTTATTGATATATTTTTTATTTACTATAACTCATTTTTTTCTATAAAGGGGTTACAAAAATTTGATTTTGTAGATAACCATTTTCTTAGGTTACATTCTACCCAGTACCATGACCACCCCGTCTGAACAAATCGAAATCTTTATGGATTCTCCATTTCCAAAAGTAAATGGCGAACGCAAAAATTTTACAATCCAAGTATTACCAAGTGATCCAGTAACTAAATTGCAGGAGAAAACGTGCGACCATTATAGATTATATATGGAAAATAACTTTAACATTTCGCGGGAAGAATTTGATAATCCAGGACCACAAAATAAATTAGCCAAGTTCTGTGAAATTTTTATAGAACGTGGGACATACCTACATTTTGTACACGCAGCCAAACCATTGATTTTTACCGATAAAACTACTTTTGCGGATTTAGGTATCGAGAATTTTTCTACAATATATATTATGACTAGAGCAGGTTGTGGACACAAAAACGCGTTGGAATAAGCTATAATAATGTTCTGTATTTACTAGATAATTTATGTCCATATATTTTTATTCCAGATATATTTTATTCCAGATATATTTTATTCCAGATATATTTTATTCCAGATATATTTTTTATAGGACAAAATCAATAGATGAATGTAAATTATCTAATAAATTCAAATTATTTCCTTTAACATTAAGAAGATAAATTTAATTTTTTAACTATCTAGCGAGTCCATATAATAACCCAAGGTTAACATATCATCAAAATTGGGCGAAAAATAATAATAAGTTTTCCCCCCTTATGGTACTAACCCCGGAAACCCTTGTCTATTAGAGTATTTAAAATGTAATATAGAAACATCTTCATTATGATTATCTAACGTAAATTCTTTTCCAGTTTCTTTCATTCTATTTATTAAATATTTAAATAAAATGTAAACTTGTATAGGTTTAATTTGATTATTAACAAATTTATCAATATAATCGGTTAGATTTGTATAATCTTTTACAAATACATTAAAATACGGCTTATATTCACCAAAATATCCAGTTTTATCTATACAATCCTTGCCTATTGAATTTTGCGTAGCGTGAAGAATACTCGAATTAAATTTACTATTTGTTTTTATAGTTATACGGTTTTCATCTGTATCACCAAGAATAATTTCTTCTTCTGTTATAAGATTTCTCCATTCTAAATTTTTTTTATAATCCATTTTTTCAGTTATGGTAAAATTAAATATAAGATCACCAGTTTCATTTATATTAGTTCTAAATGATATAAATGGACAACAAACTATGTTATCTTTATCTTTTGTAATACCGTTTTTTAAATATAATGAATGTAATTTACGAAAAAAATCTAATAATTTTTCACACCATTCTTTTTTATCCATATCTAAAATATTTATTTTTAATGTCTCACAATGATTGTCTCCCCCTAATTGATATAAATAATTTTTTAAAATTGTTTTACCAATTTTTCCATATATACTAACATTTCTTCCAGTGTTTGGATTAACTATTTTATTATACATTATATTATATTATTATATTTTATTTATTATTCCTATAAATGCTTCGAATTAAAATGGATAGAGTTAAAAATATATCCATTTTTCTTAATATTATTTATTGCATCTTATATTTTTAGCCATAAATATAACTCTATATTCCTATAATATTCAAGTATTTATTTGGATATACATTATTATCTAGTAATGATATTACATTAATTTAATCAAACTAGAGTGATTTATGTTATTATTTCGAATCTTATTATATTAATAATTAAAAAATAATTAAAACATAAATTTTAATTATTAATATCATCAGAATATTATAAAGGTATAAATAATTAATTTAACGAAGCTAACCACCCAACTTTTATGGTCACTTTCTCCTTTCCTTCTAGAGAGAAATAAAAGATATATAATTTGTTAAAATTGTTTGTCCTAAATGTGAGTTTATATTTACTTTTCTACCTGTTTTTGGATTTATAATTTTAGAGTACATAATATTACCACCTCCTTGACCTGATTTAGGTTTGGATATATATAAAGATAATTCTACATCTTCATTTACTCTACAATTATTAAATATTTTCTCGGCACGCTTTAAATCTATACCTATATTTATACAAACATCCGCAAGAGCTTCGTGATATATATCTAATTGGTCATACCTGAAATTTATTGACCATGTGTCATTAAAATGAGATTCATTTATGCTTGGAATTCTAGTTACCAGTGTCCCTCCAAAAATATATTTATATCCATCTTCTATAGGTAACTTACGCATTAATTCTTCTATAAAACTTCTTTCTATTCCATATGGAAATGTACTTGATTGGTATTCTTCAAATAATTTTATTGTAAAACCTTGTACTTCTACTTTATTTATTCCACATCGCATTAGATGCAAAAGCTCCTCTAAATACCATCCATCTATGTCTTCTATTTCATTTGGATTTATATTTTTTTTCATACATATTTCTGCGGCAAGTGCTTTATCTCCGTCATTTTTTGATGCGGTTGTAAAATTATACCAGCCTCTACTTGGTGATGTAGTGTTTTTATAATGGGATTCACAAAAGCCAGATGAACTTCCTAATAAATTAGCATTAGTAGTATAATTATACTTATCAGGTTTCCCCGTGGCATCTCTATAAATTTTATCACTAAATATTTCTATCTCATTTTTTTGAGGATTAATTCTACAAGAAAAATATTGTAGGTGTAGAATAAAATAATTGTAGCTTTCTTCTTTTGGTATATTATATAATAGGGTCGTTTCATTTATTTTATAGTTTGTTATAATATATGGTCTGGCATTACCTGGCTGAGAAACATCATAATTTCTAGATTCTGTTGGATACACAGAGGCTCCTATTACAAAATTATCATATTCCCTTTCCATCCCCTGCATATCGTACATGACTTTCATAGTTTCATCTTCAGTCCTACTAAATCCAGGATACTGGTACCAATTACCTAAACAACTATATGGTTGATAATTTGATTTGGTTGGATAATTATAACTTGAACCGTGATACATATTATCAGGAATACCCAACCTCTTAAAACTATCTGAGCTCGTACATAATCTATCTCCGGGGTTAAGTTCTATTTTGTCAACTCCATAGAATTTCAAAACTCCTTTCTCTAACTTCTTTGCTAACATTAAATTTGCACTTTCCCGAACTCCAGGATCTCCAATTTTTTCTGCTTCTCCAAGGAATAATTTCTCGATTTCTTTTACACTATATCCATCTTGATATGCACGTTCATATATTGAATAATTGTCATTTATTATAGGATATAAATAACCTGTATTTCTATCTATTCTATAATAATTATTATTATATTTGATAATATGATTTTTTCGTACTAGTGCAGCTATTTCTGTCCAATTGTTTCCGTTACTTTTCATACTATCCGATATACAATAGGTGGTTGTTAACATATTATCAAATATGTTTTTCATATTTAATCCTGCTTTGACTTTATACGGTTCAGTACTTATAATACTCATTTATATATAATAAAATAAATTATTTAAAATTTAAATTTTTAAATAATTTATTATATTATATTATTTATAATGGAAAAAATATTTAATACTCTCAAAAATTTAAATTTATCTAAGAAAATTTTATTAGTTTTATTTATACTATTTATTTTATTTTTATTTTATTCACTAATAAATAGAAAAAATTTATTAAAATTACAACAACAAAAAGATGTAAGTATGGAAAATTATGTAAATAATGAACCATTAAAATTTTCATTATATCATGTAAAATGGTGTGGACATTGTAAAACAACCAAACCAGAATTTGATAAACTTGTTAATGATGATAGATACAAAACTATAAATGGAAAAACAATTATATATGAAAAAATTGATTGTGAAGAATCTCCTGATCGAGCTGAAAAAGCTGGGGTAGAAGGATATCCTACAATTAAACTAAACGATAAAATCTATGAAGGTGAACGAACCGTAGAAGGATTTTTAACATTTCTTAAATCTAATATTTAACTTCTCCTCCAAATTTAGGTAAATCTTCATCCGTTCGATTTTCTCTTAATGTATCATTATCATTTAATGGATAAAATACAGTTCCAATTAAATCTATAGATTTTTTATTATAACTATCTGAATTTAAGGGTGGGCCATTAATTACAAATCCTTCACTATTAATTAAATCTGTTACCCCATCCATATGAACTAAATTCATTGTAACTAGGAAAATGACACAAAGGACTAATGATATATGAATATTTTTTGAGGCTAAATAAACTATTAAAAATATAACGACTGCTCTAAATAAATCATTATTAAATACTGTTCTAACTGAAGCAGGTAATTTAGGTTGTAATCTTGGTCCATACATTGCTAAAAATATAGATAATACTGAAAATAAATAGGTGTTCTGAACTAAATGCTTAGGATCTAAGAATTCTTGTAATGTTTTAATCATTATATTATATAGAAATAAAAAAATATTTATTTTTAAGAATAAATATTTATTTTATAGATAATAATATAAAATTTATATATAAATATATTTATTATTCTAATGGATTTTTATATTGGTTAATATTTGATACTATATTGTGCCTAATTTTATCCATTTTATTTAAAGTCTGCGAAAATTTACAGAATGTTTTTCCGGAGTTATTACTTAAATTGCAGTTATTTTTAAGACATTTAAGTCGTTCATCATCGTTATTTGCATTTAAACAATTTGCTTGGGGATCAGGAAAATTTGTCCGGCAAAATTCATCTCTTAAACCCGCCCTAGAATAGCAATAGTCTATACATTTAGTATCCTCAAAATCATTTTCACATACAGATCGTGGGTTGGGGTTAATTTGATGTAAATTATCTTGTTCCTTAGTTTCAGGATTTACATTAGACTCTAAGCTTTTTAATTGTTCTGGCTGTTCTACTGGGTTTTTATCTAAGGTTGATTCTAAAGAACCTGTATTTACTTCTGAAACTGGAGTATCTACAGTAGGTTTATCTAATGTTTTTTTTAATAAATCCCCAAAATTTATATACATTTCTTGACTAGAGCTTAAGGATGTAAGTAAGCATAAAGCCAGAGATAGTATTATCGCTAACTGTAAATTTCTAGAACTTAAATAAGCTATTAATAACATAACAGCAAATCTAAAATAATTATTATTAAAAATTTCCATTATAGGTTTGGGTAAACCAGGTTGTAATCTAGGACCATACATCGTTAAAACAACTGATAAAATCGCAAATACGATAGGATTATTATGTAAACTGGATATATTTATTTTTTCGCCAACTTGTTTAATTAAATTAGTCATTATATATATTATTAGATAAAAATTTTTCTATAGTTTTATATCCAATACTAATAAGATTATTAAATTCACTTTCAGTTAGATCCATTTTAAAAGTATCTATAGAAGTATTAATAATCATTATATTTTTAATATATTTTTCTAAGATTTTATTATGTAATGATTGAGATGGAACATATAACAACGATATTATATAATTATCTAAATTATCTAAGTCTATCAGTTCGGTTTTCCCTCGTAAACTAAATCCTAATGTATGTTTAATATCATCTTTAAAATAATCCATAGGGAAATTATTTAATAAACCACCATCAACATAGACATTATCATTATATATAACTTTATCAAATATAAATGGAACGGAATAGGTAATTCTTAGTGCTAAACTAACAAACATATCTGGATTATTTATATAATTAAAATATTCTATACATTGTTTATTTAGACAAGTTCCAGTTATTATTAAATTTATTTTTGATTTTTCATAGAGCTCTTTAAAAGTTATATCTTCACAACCCAATTTTTTTTTAATTAATAATTTAATTAATTTATTTAAATTTTCTCCAGAATTTATTCCAAAATTATTTATAAAAGTTTTTATATTTAATTCATACATATTTAATAGCTGATTTAAATTGATTCCGAAGAGTAATCTGGCCTGTTCTTCATAAGAATATCCTAATGTAATTAATAGAGCAAAAATTCCACCAACTGAAGACGCTGCTATATTCTCAATATTCTTTAATAATTTTTGTTCTTCTATATATTTAATAATTCCTAAATAAGAAATACCTTTAACTCCTCCCCCACTAAATACTAAATTTTTTATCATTAATTTTAATTATATAAATTTTAAATTAATAAAACATTATTAATTTAAAAATTAAAATTCTAGGTATAAATTAATATGTTAAATATTAATTCATTAAATAATGTTAGAGATCAAAAAGAAATTAATAAATACGAAATCTATAAAAAAGTTTTAAAAAAATGTCATCATAGAATTAAAACATTTTCGCATAAAGGTGATAGTTTTTGTATGTATATTATTCCTGAATATATTTTTGGTATTCCTAAATATGATAAATTATCGTGTGCTGCATATATTGTTAATAAACTAAAATTAAATGGATTTAAAATTAATTATACATATCCTAATTTATTATTTATTTGTTGGAATCATATTCCAAGTGAAATTAGTAATCCAGAACTTAAAAATAAAGATTATAAAAAATTAATAAATAAACCAGAAGAAAAACAACTAACGTCTTCACAATTTAGATATAAAGAAGACTACCGTTCATCAAACACATTTCTTAAGAAAATAACTTAGATTCTCTTTATATTATTAGATTCTCTTTATATTATTAGTTAAAATATCTAAGAAAAATATTATAAAAATTCCTGCACAAATAAATAGAGCAACATCAAAAATATTATCTTGTTCTGAAATATTTTTAAAATTATTGAGTAGTCTTTTTAATTCCTTATTTTCATTTACTATATAATTAAAATATAACTCTTTATTATTTTCTTTAGTATTTTTAACAGTAGTTTCTTGATTTATACTATATTTTTTTGTAGGAAGTCTGGTTAATGGTCCACCGTGGTCATCTAATCTATTATAAGTTCTTGAAAAATTGGTTTTATTCTTAGGTTTTTTATTACTAGATTTTTTATTCTTATGTTTTTTATTAGCAGTTTTTTTTTTGTATTTGTCGGAGTATTCAAATACCTCACTCCCGTCACTATTATATACATCCGTGTCACTATATTCACTAGAATTATCCCCGACACTATCATATGATTTTTCTGGAACGATTTTTTTAAATTTATCACTATCTTCTATAAAATCTTTCCCCCATGCCTCTTCAACTGAACAGTATGGCATTATATTATTATAATTATAGATAATTTTTTTAAAAAATAAAACAATTAATTATTTAATTAATTGTTTTATTAAATTAGATAGAATATATATAAAATATTTTATTTATATATAATATAGATATGAATATGGATAGTATAAGCAAAAGTTTAAACACTTTATTTGATAATAAAACATTCTCAACCTCAATGTCATTATTATTAGCATTATATGCTGGAGCAGCCGCCCCCGCATTACCTAATAATGTCATAGTCTTTTTTGATACAGTTATAGGTAAATTATTAATAACATTCTTAATTGCCTATTTATCTAGTAAAAATATACAATTAGCACTTATGTTAGCGGTCGCATTTGTTGTTTCTTTAAACATTATTAATACCAATAAAATTAATGAAGGATTTAGAATAATAGAGAATTATAATGAAGATGGCGATGGTAAAGATGGGGGGGATGTCGATGAAACTATAGAAGTCGGAGAATTAGATGAAGCCGATGAGGCTGGAGGATTAGATGAAGTTACTGGTGCTCTTGGTAGTGGTCAACACGAACCTGTTGAGGATGCCGATGAACCTGTTGAGGATGCCGATGAACCTGTTGAGGCTACCGATGAACCTGTTGAGACTGCAGATGGAACTGCCGACCCCACAGGAGATGGTACCAATGACGACTTTACAGACTACGAACCATTTGTTCCAAGTACAAATATGTTTAGTAATACTGAACAATATTATGCCCCATATTAATTAAATTTAATAATATAATATTCTAATATAATATTATATTATTATGGATTATATAAAATCTTTTGATATAGATTTTTTAGAAAATTGGAATAATTTAAAAAAATATTTAACTCAAGAAAATGCGATTGTATTATCTTTAATTTTGTATATTTCTATCATATCTATTTATACTCCAAGACATATTATATCACTTATAAATTTACCTATTATTAAAATATTAAGTTTATTATTAATTATATATATATTTTCAATTAATCCAAAAATTAGTATTTTATTAACGATAGCATTTTTAATTACAATAAATTTAGAAAATTCTATACAATTTATTGAGAATTATTCTGATCACGCACAAAAATCTTGTAAAATAACAAATACCAAAAAAAATAAAAAAAAAAAAAAAAAAATAAAAAAAAAAACTGATGGTGATGAGGATGATCAAGAAGAAAGTGATGACGAGGATGATAACGAAGAAAGTGAAGAGGATGACGAAGAAAGTGAAGAGGACGATGACGAAGAAAGTGAAGAGGATGACGAAGAAAGTGAAGAGGATGATGGCGAAGAAAGTGATGGTAGTGATGAGGATGCAGATCAAGATGAAGAAGAAGATGAAGAAAAAGATGAATTTGCCCAATATAATGAAGGATTTAATATTAATAATATAAAACCTGCCAGAAATTTAGATGATAATTTTACACATTTACATAAGGCTATGCATAAATTAGAAAAATTTATATCAAAAAAATAAAGATTAAACTAAAAAAAAATATAATTATTATTTATGATGAATACTAATTATAATTTAGAATATTTAATTAATGAATTTAATAATAATAAATATGTTTATGGATTTTTAATGATATTATTAAATATCGGCGCCAGATATATAGAAATGGATTTGGTTAAATCCCATAAGGAATTTTTAAGTAGTAAAATGTTAAGAAGACTTCTTATATTTACCGTTGCATTTATAGGAACTAGAGATTTGGTTGCTTCTCTTATAATAACTGCTACTTTTATTATTTTTGTTTTAAATTTGTTTAACGTTGATAGTAAATATTATGTTCTACCTAATTCAATCAAAAAATTAGATACTAACAATGATGGTGTAATTTCACCAGAAGAAATTAAAAATGCGTATGAATTGCTCCAAAAAGCAGGTAAATTATAGAAGATTTAGAGATATTCCATTTTGTTTACTTCCTTGTCCAAATGAATTAGATTTTAGACTATTTAATATTTCATCGACACCCGTTGGAGGTGATAATTTTTTTTTTTGTCTTGGTGTATTATCTACACTTATAGTATCATTTACCGAATTTACTGGACTATTATAATTTTGTTGGGAATTATTTGTAGGCATTTGAGAATTAAAAAATGTAGCAGCACTATTTCCATCATTAGACATTGTATTCATGGCTGCGCTAGCAAACTGTTTCATTAATTCTGGATTTTGTTTCATTATATCATCCATTCCTGGTAATTGAGATTTAAACATTGTGTTTGTTAAATGGAACATAAAGGCACTTCCTCCTACCATAAATAATAATTTTAGTTCTGGAGCAATATTGGCTCTATCCTTATATTTCTCATGTAACTCTTCAAATACTTCATTATAATCATTAATATTTTCGTGTATACTTTCAGACCATCCATCCAACTTAACATCTAGGGGGTCAAATCTATTATTTAAAAATTCTAATCCAGTTACACACGCCATTAACATTTTTTTCTGAAATTTAATAGATGATTCCGTCTCTCGTGATGTTTTTATTCTATCATATTCAAATCGTATATCCTCAATATCAGAAGAAAAATTAAATTTTCTACTCATTTTTACACCCAGTCTATCTAATCTTTCTAACTTAAATAATAATTCTGCTTTTTCTTTCCGTTCTTTTTCATAATCTCTTTCTTTTGGTTGTTCTCTTTCTCTTGGTTGTTCTCTTTCTCTTTCTCTTTCTCTTTCTCTAGATGTCCTATTGTCCATATGTATAACACTTTCTTCATCATTTCTAACTATATGGGGAAATTCATTCATTTCTTCATTGTTAGATTTAATAGATGGCTGATCTAAATTAATATTTATAGAATTATATTTTTTTCGAGATCTTTTTGAAGATAATGAAATATTATCATTATTTTGTGTTCTCTTTGAATGTAAACTTTTATTATAGAAAGATCTATCTTGATTATCAACAAGCTCTTCTAACTGAATATCATTTAGTTGTGAGGATTTTTCATTAATATCTTGTAATAAATCTATTTCACTAATTTTATCAATATTACTTATTTTGTCTGGGTCTATATCATTTAAATTTATACCTTCGTTTGTTTGATTTGATCTCACTTTTATTTTTTCGGGATTTACTAATAATTCTAACCCAATATTAGTCCCTGTCCTAGGTTGATTATTTATAGAAATTGTATCAATAATTTCTTCAGTAGATGAAACTTTTTTAACATTTATATTTCTTTCGTCCGAACTTACCTCAAAGGCATCCAAATTTATATTTTTATTCATTAATTTTAGTTAGAAACTATTTTTATATGTTATACGCAATCTATTTTTAAATACTATAATATTTAGAAATGGAGTTATATAACATTTTAAATATATCAATAAAGGCCCAATAAAGTTTTACACAACTGAATATTTACATAATATTTATTCCACTATTTTAAAATGAATTAATTTATTATTTTCTAATTTGATTGAAATGTTTAATCTATAATTATTAATTATACACATTTTAATAATTTCTTTCATAGTTCCATTAGAATCTTTCGTTTGAAAAGACATTTTAATACTATTATTCCAATTATATCCTTTCTCACCATTTTCATTGGTAAGTTTAAAGTTGAATGTAGTATTTTGTAATATTTTTTGAGTAGGTGTATGAATCCATATATTTGTTAAATAGTTTGATATTGTTTTGTATTTGTTGTTGACATATTATTTTCATCTTTTACATAACATTCTATTATTTTAGACTTAGTTAAACTTGTCCTTTTCATTTCCTCTTCAGTAATTAATTTTTTTTTAGGTATCAAAATCAATGTATCATCTATGATCTCTTGTATATAATCAGAAATACTTAGTATACTAATAGTTTCTGTCATTTATATAAAATATTTACATAATTTGACTTAATCAAATTTTAATATCCTCTTACATTGTCGTATAATCGTAGAATTGTATTTAATTATTCCAATATTTATGATTATATATTCATTAAATGATTTGTTTTTTATTTAAATTATTAATTAAGAATCCTTAAACAAATAATAATAGCCCTGTATAAAACTATCTGCTAAATCATCTTTTTTAGTATGAAAATTAAATAATAATAAATTGCGTTCATCATTTTTAAGATAATATTTTGTATACTCTATAGACAAAAACTTCCGTTTATCATACTCATTTTTTTTAGTACATTCTACTTTAGGTCCATCATACAGTTTAAGTTTATTCCGTGCTGAAAATAAATGAACATTATTAATTTTGGATGTTGGAGAATTATATCCGTGTCCAATAAAATAACTAAAAATTATCATTTGAATTGATTTCATTGTTGGATTTTTTAAAACAGGCTGATTCTCAATAATAACTTCATCAACATCTAAAATTATAGATTTAATTAATTCTAATTTCTTTAGCAATATTGAGCCTAATTCTAAAATAGATGTATTTTTAGCAGTAGGTTTTTTAACCACTTTCGCTTTACAATTTGGGTATAATTTTGCACTGGTTTTATTACATACTATTTTATCACAATAGTAGATATTATCTTTATCCTTTATTTTTATATAATTTGAGGCGTATTTAGTACATTGTATATCTTTAATAAAATTAGAACATTTTGGCATTGCTAATAATTTATCATCCAGAATATTTATTATATCCCATTTTTTAATAGTGAAATTTTTATCGTTTCGCTCCAATATACAATATGCTAAATTTTTAATTCCCACATCTATTGATATAATAGTTTTATTCATATTTAATTTATATATAAATTAATTTTAAATAATAGTTACAATTAATAAAATAATATGTATTAATTATATGTTAGGATGATATTTTAAAAATACAATACCGTCTATTACATCCTATCTTAATAATTCAATTATTAAGGGTTTTGAAACATTCGAATCTAAAATCACAACCATATATATAGCCTCTATATATGGTTGAGTTATATTAATTAATTCTACATATATAAGAACTTCTCACTTTCACATACGTTTCCAAATTATTTAAAGAATTTTTAACAATCGATTTATTCCATTTTATAATTGCTTTATTAAATAATAAAATCACTGTAGAACCTCCTAAACTAAATCGACATATAGGTTCTCCTCTTTTATATGAAGTATTTATTCTTGGTATTTTTTTCGTATATTTATTATTATTGATATATTCTATACAATCTATTCCTATAGCACCAACAATTATCATATAAAATATAGTATTATGTGGCGTAATCAATTTGATAATATGTCGATTATTTTTTAAAAAAACATCATATAAATTTGTTATATTAGGTTGAACCGAAAATAACGCGGGATTATTAATAGTAAATATATCCAGTATTTTACAATCTATAGGAGCGTGACAGTAATGATAGTCCACAGTAGCTAATCTAAATATACATACAGATACATTTGTATTATGATAATTACTATCTATATTACAACTATTTAATAGATGACCGCAAGTAATAGCTGTATTTTTAATTAATAAAGTGTAATCTTTAACAACCCTATCAAAAATTAGACATCTAGAATCACAAGAAGCCACAAATACCATAGCATCTTCGTTCACAATAGATGTTGTATATATAGGTCTATGAACAACATATTCTATTTTTCTAATAAAAAAATCATTTACAGTTTTAAAGTAGGTTATAAAATATGTGTTTATTACTTTTTTAATTATAGGTAAAGGTATATCATTGTATAATTTTTCTTTTATTTTAGTTAAATATTCTTTATTTAGTTCTATTTCACAGATTTTATTAAAATCTGAAAGTTCAGAAATTATTTTTAATATAGTATATTTATTATTAACACCATTATCCCTCATAAAAGTGTTTATATCTTTAACTATATCTAGACTTTTGGTATTATATTTCTTGTTTTTATCTATTGTATAGTGTGTAATATAATCTCTAATAATATTTAAATTAATTAATTTATATTTATAAATTAATACTAATGCAATACGCTCGGTTAATGTGTTTTCTTCATTAAATAGTGTCCCATCTTCTCTAATAATCAAAAAACTTTTTAAATAATTAATATCATTTGCTAATTTTATTGTTCCCGCACTTAATAATATAATAGGTAATCCCATACATTAATTAACATTTTTAATTAATGTATGGGATAATTAAAAAGTCAATTTCTAATTTCTAATTAATTATTCTGATATTTTAATTTATTCTTAGTGGTTGGATTGAGAAAGACAGTCCAATATAAAGAACCATGGTGAACGCGCATTTCAGTAGGGTCCTGTATTACATTTTTTCGCATACCGAAGCTCCAGTCACCACCCCCACCATAGGTTAACCACCACACTATAAATCATTATCTATGTTAAGATTTGATTTTAAAGGCCGTTTAAATACACCAGATGAAAAAAAATATCCAATGATTTCTGATGAAACAATTGTAGAAGGTGTAAATTATGGTATGGTATCATACACAAATTTATCATAATCATGAACAATATTTTATTGTTAATATAAAATGATTTTTATTAACAATAAAATAGACATAATTTTATTTTTCATAAACAACAACACTTGTCTCTCTAAAATTATTAGGAATTAATTTTCTAATATTTATATTTTTATAATCTACTGATTCTAATTTATTATTGTAAAATTTAATATTTGAAAAGGGCGTAGCCTCCTTGTTACAAAAGTCAAAATTCATTTTTATAATATGAAAATCATCCTTTTTTTTATCTGGATATGTATCTTCTATATAATCTTTAACACACTCTATATTATCAGAAGATTCGTATATTCTTTTATACAAATCTCTACTATCTATTCGCTGTAAAAGCTCCTTTGGATTTGTTAATAGTTCATTGTTATATCGTATTCTTGTTGTTATAGTATCATCTAAATCTATAAATTCGGGAGAGTCTAAAATAGATGGAAAATTATAAACATCGTTAGATTCTAATAAAATATCCCCAATCATTAATTCTATCGATTTAACAGCTTTATGATTATATATTTCTCTATGGTATTTATATCTTGTATAATACATATCATATATATCATTTGCCACTGATTCGTGATAATGAATCTCATCCTGAAATAGTCGGGTACGATTATACAATCGTTTGTAATTAAACCCAAAATTAAACCCTATATAATATGGGTCTCTGACTAAATAATCAAACTTGTCAACATCTATTGAGTTAATACTATTGGAAACAATTTGTGAGGTATATAATGATAAATTTTTAGTAGGGTTTATGGCATTTTTTATAAAATCTATATCATATCCATTAAATATTGTAGAATCTAATCTATTACACACTTTTTCTAAAATATGACAAGATCTATCTTCGTGATTTTTTAATCTATGATTTGGACATAATTTATTTAAAACGATATTATCAAAAACATGCGAAAAAGGACCGTGTCCGATATCGTGATACAGTCCAGCAATTTTAATATTTCTACATATTCTATTATTACCATTTCTTAAAGTTATGTTGGAATTTTCATATATACTTTTGGTAAATGTTTCGGCTTGATGAGCTACTCCCAATGAATGCGAAAATCTAGTATGCGTAGCACCTGGGAAAACGTGTTCTAAAGAACCTAGTTGTTTTATATTTTTCAATCTTTTAAATTCTTTTGTATCTATTAAATTTAGTTCATCGGCTGAAAATTTTAAATATGAATCATAAATTGGGTCTTTTATATATTTTGACATTTATTTAATATTTTTAATATTAAATATGTATCAAATTTAATATTAATAATTTATGGATGTGGAGGTTTTAACCCCCAGAAATTCTTAGGCATTTTATTATTGCTTGGATAAGCAGAATCTCTTAGTATTTGTTCTTGAGTTCGTATAGGCATCTCAAATCCACCTTCATAAAATTTAGGAGATTCTCTGGATATAGTTATAGGTGTTTGAGGATAAGTTAACATACGGAAGGGTATTCCATGTCCCAATTTTATTGTATGTATTTTTTCTTCTACCTTATCATTACATATTTTAATATGGCATACAGGCTGAACATAGACACTTCCTAAACCTATATAATAAGAATTTGGAAATTTAATATTAAACTCAAAATTACCATTATTTGTTTTTACTAAACCCCGATTAGGTGTATTTTCGTAAGCTATATTTGGGTTTGGGTAGGGTAGTCCTGAACCACTATAACTAGTAGTGTAAGTGGGGGGATTTGGGGCCCAAAACATTATAGTAGAATTTCCTAAGGAATTAATTCTACCTTTAACATTATACTCTCCTTCACCATTATCTAAAACAAGTCCTTCACAAGTAAACTCTTTAGAATAATCTTTTTTCCAATTATCACACATCTATATTATATATCAATACTTTTTTTTTTAAAATTATTACATATTAAATGCATCTGGATCTCCGCCACTCATTGCTATACCTCCCGAAGGTACAGTCTTTCTGGGAATAGTTTCTCCTTGAATTTTACTATCTATATGATTATAATAATTAAATAAATTATTATTTTTAGCACAACAATTATAAGGTTGCTCAATGGGCATTTTTGTAGGAAGAACACTGCTATTTTTCTGATAATTTCTACCTTGTCCTACTCCATTCCTACTACCACCAGTTACGACACAAGAATTTTTATTACACACTGTATTTGTATTTTCATCTAACATTGTTCCTTTATTATAAGGTGTTTTACACGGACTACAACAATTCTTTTGACACGCATAGGTTCTATTTAAATCCATTAATTTTGTTGCGTTATGTGTTAAATGTTGTCTATATTGATATGAACCAGTTATATGTTGATTATTTTCTATTAAATTATTAACTCCACAATTTAGTCTATAGTCTGTAAAATGTCTTCCATCACTCATTCTAGGAGGGCATTTAAAATATTTATTATTACTAGTTTTATAACAAGAAGTCATTATATAATATTATAATATTTTTTTATAATTAAATATTTTAAATTATAATATTATTATTTAATAATTTAGTAATTAAAATTTTTTTAGTTCCTTTATTCATCGAAACACTATTATAAATACACAAATTTTTTAGTTGTTCATAACTATATTTATTCATTAGAGGATTCATTATATTTGGATCAATCTCAATTAGAGAAATTTTTTTATTTCTTTTCTGTTTTTTTTTTATTGGTTTATCGATATTTTTTGTTTGAGCAGGGGGTTTTTTAAATAAATCAGCTATACTACCAGATTTAGTATTAGGCTTAATATCTGTTTCTACAGATTTTTTATTTTCTACAGATTTTGTATTTTCTACAGATTTTTTATTTTCTACAGATTTTTTATTTTCTACAGATTTTTTATCTTCAACAGATTCAATTACTTCAGCAGATTCAATTACTCCAACAGATTCAATTACTCCTACATATTCATTATCTTCTACCGATTCATTATCTTCTACAGATTCTTGAACTTCTACAGATTCTTGAACTTCTACAGATTCTTGAACTTCTACAGATTCTTGAACTTCTACAGATTCTTGAACTTCTACAGATTCATTATCTTCTACAGATTCTTGAACTTCTACAGATTCTTGAACTTCTACAGATTCATGAACTTCTACAGATTCTTGAACTTCTACAGATAATTCTGTATTAGATTTATTTAATACAGATTGATTTAATATTTGTATATTATCGTGAGCATATAAAATACTATTGTTATTAGAGTTTATTTTATCTTCTATAGTGTTAACAGATATATTAGAGTTACTTATAATATCTATGTTTTTTTTATTTATTTTTGCTAATTCTAATTCGTAATTTAATATTTCTTGTTCTATTTGTTCCGTATCTTGAGAATTTACTTCATAATTTATAATATCATCAACTCTTTTTCTTTTATTTATATTATTATTTGAGTTAATTATTTTTTTTTCTTCTATATTTATTTCATTATTAATCTCATTATTTATATGTTTTTGAGGATATGTTGCTAATCTTAGTTCTTTTAAGTGTACTACAATACTAGACATAAGTGTAGTATTTTTTCTAATTTCCCAATAATTAAATAAAAATCCTGCGATTATTAAGGCTATAATAACTAAATTATTTGTACTAATCATTAATTAATTTATATATTTTTATAAAAAAAATTAAACACAGTTAAATAAATTTATAAATTTTATATTATCTTATATTATATGAAACTTTCATTTTTAACTATTCATGTTCCAAATGAATATAAAGATTTATTTAATGAATTAGTTAAAATTTTAACTATAATGGTATCTGTTAATATACTTATGTATTTATCTGATAATAATAATAAATTAATGACTATGCAATATATTAAATTAATAATTTTAGTTTTATTAGCACTTTCAACATATTGGTTAATAGTTAATAAATTAATTTTATTTGATAATAATAATAATTAATATAAAGATTTTTCTAAAATAGATAATTTATCCATAATTTCTGTATTATATATACATCCATAATACTTAATATTTTTCCAAAATAAAGAATAATTTATAAGTTCATTTAATTCTTGTTTATTTTTAGGTTGATTTTTACTAATAAACCATATTCTTTTATAGAATAGATCATTACACTCATATAAATCTTGTTTTATAAAATACGATATACCGTTATATTCTACTTCCATTTATTACACTTAAATATTAAATTAATTTTAATTCAAATTTATTTTAAAGATCATAAATATTTAAAGATAAATCAAAATACTATATCATAAATGTTACACACTCAAGAACAAAATTCTAATGTAATTAGTGATACTGGTATCACAGATACTGTTATCACAGATACTGGTAACACAAAATATAGTTTTGATGCTGATATACAACAATTGATGCATTTAATTGTACATACGTTTTACAGTAATCGTGATATATTTTTGAGAGAATTAATATCAAATTCCTCGGATGCTTTAGATAAAATACGATATAATGATTTAAAAAATAATAATACAAGTGACTCAAATTATGAAATTAAAATAAACTTAGATAAAGAACTTAGAATGTTAAGAATCGAAGATACTGGGGTAGGAATGTCTAAGGATGATTTATTAAATAATCTAGGTATGATTGCCAGATCCGGAACTAAAAATTTTGTAAAAGCCTTAGAAAATAAAACGGATATGAATTTAATAGGACAGTTTGGAGTTGGTTTTTATTCCGTATTTTTGGTTGCTGATAAAGTTATTGTTCATAGTAAAAAAAATGATGAAGAGGGTTACAGATGGGAAAGTGATGGAAGTGGAAGTTATTTTTTAAGTAAAGAAGAGAAAAATTCTAGAGGTACAACTATAGAATTATATATGAAAGAGGATGCTTTAGAATATTTAGATGAATCGAAAGTTAGAGATATAATAAGACAGCATTCTCAATATATTATGTATCCATTGAATTTATTAGTAACAAAAACAAGAGAAGTAGAGGTAGAAAATGAAGAAGAAAGTAATGATATTGATAATACAAATTCTACTGATGAAACTAGTGAAAATGCAGCTAGTGAAGATGTCAGTGAAACTACAGAAAATGCTGCTACTGAAGATGTCAGTGAAACTACCGAAAATGCTGCTAGTGAAGATGCTGGGGAAGATGCTGGGGAAGATGCTATTAATGACGAAGGTACTATAAATGAAGAAACTACTGAGGATAAGCCTAAAAATACTATAACAGAATCTTATGAAGAATGGGAAAAAATAAATGAACAACAACCTATATGGATCAGAAATGCTGATGACATAAAATTAGAAGAGTATAATGCATTTTATAAAAATCTTACAAATGATTATGATGATTGTTTAAGATATAAACATTTTACAGTAGAAGGACAAATTGATGTTAAGGGATTACTTTATATACCAAAAAGAGCACCAATGGATATGTTTCAGAATGCAAACAAAAAAAATAAGATAAAATTATATGTAAGAAGAGTTTTTATTACAGATGAGTGTGAAAATTTAGTACCTGATTATATGAGTTTTGTAAGTGGATTAATTGATTCAAATGATTTACCTCTTACAGTTTCTAGAGAAATGTTACAACAAGATAGAAATATTAAATTAATTAAAAAGTCTATAACTAAACAGGTATTAAATTTATTAGATTCTCTTTCTGAGACTGAAGATTATTTAACATTTTATAAAGAGTTTTCTAAAAATATTAAATTGGGAGTTCATGAAGATGAATCGAATCGTCCTAAATTGACTAAATTATTGAGATTTAATAGTACATTATCGAGAGATAAACTAATAAGTTTAGATACTTATATTTCTAATATGAAAGAAAACCAACCTGGAATATATTATATAACTGGTGAAAATATTAATATTGTTGAACATTCACCATTTTTAGAAAAATTAAAAAATAAAAATTTTGAGGTTTTATTTATGACAGACCCAATAGATGAATATGTTTTACAATATTTAAAAGACTATGAGGGTAAAAAATTATTATCTGTTACTAAAGTTAATTTAGAACTGGGCGATTCGGATGATACTAAAAAAGAATTAGAAGAAGTATCAAAAGAATTTGAGCCATTGTGTAAAAAAATAAAAGAGGTATTAAAAACAAATGTAGAAGATGTACTTATATCAAATAGAATTATAGATGCCCCTTGTTGTTTAGTTACCGCAGAGTATGGTTGGTCGGCTAATATGGAAAGAATTATGAAAGCACAAACTTTGGCTAATAACCAGATGTCACAATTTATGATGCCTAAAAAAACTTTAGAATTAAATCCAAATAATAATATGATTAAACAATTAAATAATTTAGTTAATTTAGAAAATGATTCAGATAATCTAGTAGATTATTATATTAATATCTTATACAGTTCATCCATATTAGATTCAGGGTTTTCTTTAGAAAATCCTAGACAATTTTCGGAAAATATATATAAAATGTTAGATGGGTCACTTAAAAATATTATGTCTAATTCTGAAAATTTATCAAAAGAACAACCTTCTAATTCAGTAGACGAATCAGTAGAACCAGCATCTAGTATTCCTCTTGATGAATCAGTAGAACCAGAATCTAGTCTTCCAGTCGAATAATCCACTGAAAATGAAGGACATCATTTCACATCAACCCGAACTCGTACTAAATAATTTTTAATTAAATTTTAATTAATTAAAAAATATTTTAATGTTTAATTAGAATCATTAACGGACTTGTTATATCCATAACCTTCTTCATCGTAATGCTTTTGTTATGAACTTATACTCACCCTTTTACTCCTAGCATTCACCGCGCCAATCGGTCCCGCTCCATTTGCGGTTTCTATTATAGCACCCGGTATAAGAGCCATTAATAAGCCAATTGCATCTATCATCTTTACAACATTCATTCTTTGTATACTGACTACAAAGAATGAATGTTGAGGTGAACAACCATTTTTAAAAAAAAAATAAGGAAATAAAATTTATATTATTATTTATATATACATTTATATAATTCTAACTAAATACCAAATTTTGTATAAAATCTATATGTTAGAGTTCCTATAACATATATATTTTTTAATAGAAATTATTTATTTAATTAGAGTATGCTAATCCACCCATACCACTCATAATTCTAAGAACATTGTAATTTGTAGCAAATACTTTAACTTTGGCACTGACCTTATTACCGTTCTCCCCGTCAGGTTTTGTTATATCTCTTTTAAAAGTATCTTTAGTTAACTTTAAATTTAATGAAACATTATCTATTCTTGACATATTACAAGTTCCTGATGGCTGATGTTCTTCTGGTTTTAATCCAAATGAATATACGTTAATACCTACAGATGGAATGTTTGTGTGATGCTGGTATGGCTGAACAAAATTAAAATATGATCCCTCTCTTTCCGCAAATCTATCGTGTCCATTTAATTGTAATTTAGCTTCCTCTACTGGATTATTTGCTTCAGATGCTAAATCCGCATTTAGTCCATCTCCTAATCCTAAGTCTTGATTAAGAATCGATAGTCCAGCATCCGATGGGATTCCTCCTCCTAATTCTCCATCAGTATTACCTGTAATAAAGTTTTTGTCTGTATCATCAGTATAATTATTCCATTGATTATTTTGCTCATTTTTTTGTGAAAGAACAACCCAAACTAATTCCTTAACGGGATGGTTAAAATTTAATTTTATCTTTGACGCAGCAGATGCTACAGTCTCATCTCCTGTATGTTGTAACTGTTCTATTAAATATTCGTGAGAGACTTGCGCAAAACGTCTACGTTCATCTGTATCTAAATATATATAATCAACCCATAAACTAGCATCTTTCATTGAAACCTCATCTATTGCCCCTCCCTGCTTTATAGCACATTTAGAGAAAGACTCAAATTCTAAATTAATTTTAACTTCATGATATTGTAAAGCAATAAGTGGAAGTGCTAATCCAGGATTTTTACAAAACCAAAACTGTAATGGAATATATAATGTAGCCTCTGGTGTCCCTTCCTCCCCAGCCTCAAATATTAATTTAGGAACATTTCCTACCATTCTTGCGTATCCACCCTGTAAACCAGGTGATTGGGATAATTCATTCCATATATGTAACCAATCACCATAATGCTTATCAATTCTTTGCCCTCCAATTTCTATTTCAGCACTTTTAATCATTTTATGTCCAAGCCAGTTAACCCATCTTTCATTAACTTTTAAAGCTGGTATTTTAACCTGTAAATAAACTCTATGAATTAAATCGCCATTTCTGGAAATAGTGCATGTAACCTTACGTCCCCAATCTGGAGTACCATTAAATGTTTGTTCAATAGATTCCATAGAAAAATTTGTATGTCTTCTGTAAACTACTTTAAAAAATGTTATTTGTGGATTACCTGTAAGATAAATATCTTGTGCCCCATAGGCTACTAATTGCATTAAACCACCACCCATTTATAATTATATAATATATAAAGAAAATAATTTTTCAAAAACGCAATTAATTGCTATATTAAATAATTTATTGTATAAATTTAAGTAATTAAAAATGACTCCATATTAAGGTTATTATTAATAAACCCTTTAATATAATCATTAAAATATAGTTGATTTTTGTGTATAGTATTTTTATTCTTAATAAACTCAAATTTATTATCTATTAATTTAACTGTCCACCCGTCATTAATAGCATTGTATATAAATATCATTTTATGTAATTTAATATTGTCTATATTATGTATATTCATATCTATACTACTATATATCAATTATATATCTATAAACGTATTAATTAAAAATCTATATTATTATTTTAAATTATTTAAAGAAAATATAATAATATTAATTAATGTCTTCATTTAAAGAGAAAAAAAGAAAAAAAAATTCTAAGTTAAATAATTCTAGAACATTAAATGATGATATTAATATAAAATTTACAAAATTCCAGAATGATAAATTATCATATACAAAAAAAAGTGAAACTCTAATTAAAATGAAAAAAGAATATGATAAATTAGATACAATTTTATTAAAAGACTTAGATGATTCTAAATTAGAATATAAATTAACTCTAAATGAAAAAATAATAGATTTAGAAAAAAATCTAAATAATATTAAATCTAATAAAAATATTAATTCATTCTTAATTAATAATAATCATTTATTATATAATTATTTTAATACAGAAAATGAAAATAATAAAGAAATACATTCTGATTCTATATTAAGTTTTTTCTCAACAAAGTCTAATACTCTAAATCAATCTTCTAGTCTTAATACATCGAATAGTCTAGATCAATCGAATAGTCTAGACCAATCCACTAGTCTTGATAAATCGAATAGTCTAAATCAATCGAATAGTCTAGATAAATCTAATAATAGAAAATATAATAAAGTAAATTTATTAAATAAATATTTTAATAAAATAAATATAGATTCCTTAGAAACTATAGATATATATGAAATATGCGATAAGTGTAATATAGAAAAAATTTATTATGAAATAGATGGAATATTAGTATGTGAAAAATGTGGGATACAAAAAACTGTTATAATAGATATTGATAGACCTTCATTTAAAGAACCTCCTAAAGAAATTAGTTATTTTGCATATAAAAGAATTAATCATTTTAATGAATGGTTAGCCCAACTTCAAGCAAAGGAAAGTACTGATATTCCTAAAGAAATCTATAATTTAATTAAATTAGAACTTAAAAAAGAAATATATATAGATATGACAACTCTTAAAATTTCTAAAATTAGAGGTATACTTAAAAAATTAGGCTTAAATAAATATTATGAACATGTTCCTCATATTATTAATAGATTAAATGGAATAACGCCGCCTATATTAGATTATGAAGTAGAAATGAAATTAAGAATGATGTTTAAGGAAATTCAAACTCCTTGGATAAAACATTGTCCTACTACAAGAAGTAATTTTTTATCATATTCTTATGTTTTATATAAATGTTTGCAATTATTAGAAATGGATCAATTTTTAAAAAGTTTTAATCTTTTAAAATCTAGAGAAAAATTAGCAGAACAAGATCAATTATGGAAATTAATATGTAAAGATGTAAAATGGGAATTTATTAAAACAATTTAATTTAGATAATAATAATTCTAAATTAAATTATTTAAGCTAATTTAGGAAATCCTGATAAGTTAGCACCAATACCAAATCCAGTTCCTTGTCTTGCAGCGTTTCCAATACTTGGAGCATACATATCTAATAATGCGAATGTAGCTGCGGCAGTTACAGCAATCATAGCAATTTCCTCAATGTTCATCTTTTTCTTTGGAATATAGTAAGCTGCTACCGCGACAGCTCCACCTTCAATTAAATATTTAACGGCTCGTTTAACTATTTCTTGAATATCAAATGCTGATTGCAAATCTCTTAATTCACTTTGTACTCTATCCATTTATATATTATATATAGAAAATAATTCTATTTTTTTACTTAAAGATTATTAATTAATTATAAAATATAAAATGAATAATTCTGAAAATTCTGAAAAAACTGATTTTTTAAATGTAGATAATGCTATTCGTGGACAAAATTATGCGTGCCTATCTTTTGTCTCACCTGAAAATGTTTTACAAAATAAACAATTATTTTTTGTTAAAAGTTATTTGAAAACTCTTATAAAAGAAAAAAATATAAATTTAGATGAAGCCTATTTAGATGATATTGAAGAAAAATATAAAGATTTTCTTTATACACACGAAGAAAATTTAGACCATAAATTTAGTGAATTAAATAATTTTAGAACATCTGTTAGAGGTGTTAAGGTACGAGGTGTATATGATACTTTAGTAGAAGCTCAATCTAATGCAAAAAGACTACAAGCTACTGATAAACATTTTAATGTTTTTGTAGGACAAGTAGGTTATTGGTTACCTTGGGATCCTAATCCACATAACATCGATAATCAGGAATATTATGAATCTGATTTAAATACTTTAGTTAGTAAATATAAGGAAAATCAAGAATCAAAAGAACAACACTTTAGAGAAAATATTGATTATGTTAAAGAACAGGCTACTAAAAAAGTAACAGAATTAAAAAAAGACTCTATTGAGAATACTTTAAATGAAGAAGATCCTTGGATTAAACGAAAATTAGAAAATGGAGAAGATAACACAGTAGTAAATGAAGTAGTGGATGAAGTAGTAAATGAAGTAGTAAATGAAGTAGTGGATGAAGTAGATGGCGAAGCTATTAACAGTACTACTGACAAAAATATCAATTCTAAATAAAATACAGATTAATTATTTAAAAGTACTATAGAATTTATTATATTCATAATTAAATATATTTGATAATGAAATAATTTATCGATGTAATTGTCGATTTTATTTATTTTTAAGGACTATACCAAACCGTTCGGTAGATTCTTTATGATTATATAAATACGCCCATATTGGAGGAGATATTTTCTTTTCATTCATTATCCAATTTTTAGTATCACTTTTATAAAAAATTTTTTTAGTAATATCCTTTTCATAAAAATTGTCATATTCTGCGTTAGCAACCTTCGGTGTTATTTGGGGTTTTACTACTTCCTTATTTGTTGTTTTATTAGTAATTAATTTTTTATGTCGATTCTTAATTTTAGATATAATTTCTTCAGATGTTTCTGCTTTAGATTCAGGTATAGATACGGAACTTCCACCTATCATAAATAAATAATTTTTTAATACATTTTTCCCAACTTTTCCATATATAGTAACTTTTTTACCACTTACTGGATTTACAATTTTATCCCACATATATATAATATAATAAAAAATATATTACAATATAATAAAAAATATATTACAATATAATAAAAAAATATATTATAATATAATGAGATCTCTATTTTTAATTTTATTTATAATAGGTATAGTATTAGTTATTATAGGTTATTATGAAAATAATAAACCAAATTCAATAGATAAAATTGAATATAGATATATACCAAGAAATTATTTAGAAGAGCAAATGTTAAATACAAATTTAAAAAATAAATACAGTGATTTATTTGATAAAAGTAGTATTTGGTCAACGTATCCATTCAGTACTGATAAAATAGTTTTATAAATTATATATAATTTCATTTCTAGGAATGGAAAATTTATTTATTATAAACTTTTTAAAAACAATACTATAAAATTGTTCTTTAGGAATTCCATTATATGCTTCTTTAGAAGCTCTTATATACATATCAAATGATTCGTCATTAAAATGATCGGATGAACTATAGTTTATCCATTTATTTACTAAATTTTTTAAATTTCCTTTATTTGGAAATTTATCTATAGTTATTAAATTTTTACCTAATATATATAAATCTATTGAGGGATTGTAGTCAATATAGTTTTTACCTTGGTTGTTAATTCTATTATTTATATATTGACCAAAAGCTTCTCCTTCTACATTAAATGTTATATTATTCCCCTGATTATTATTAAAATGATATGTAGACCTTCCCCAATCTATTATTTTAATAATCTTATTATAAGTATTTATTCTAAAATATGTAGTATTAAATTTATAATATAAATATTTTTTAGTAGTATAATTATACATTATATTTGATAAATGTAAGTCATTGTGGTATAAATTATAATATTTCTGTACTACTGTTAACCCTGCTATTACCTGAAAAATATAACAAGACCACTCATATTCTAATATTTTTCCCGATTGGTAAATATAGTGATATAAATCATTTACCATATTTTCCATATAAATTAGTAGACAAGGGAAATTATTTCTCTGTAAAAAAAAATTATTATTATTTTTAATTATTAAATTTTTATCAAAATCAATCAACTCAAAATTTAAATCTATCCAATCTTCTGATACCTCACTTGTATATTTATCTAAAATAACTACATTATACCCATAAAATAATGGAAAATGAGGCGAAATATTTAATTCAAACAATTTTGAGGTTAAATAACAACATAATAATTCTATATTAGAAGCACTATTATAACTATTTATATATCTGGACAAAATAAAATTTTTATAATTAATTATTTGAGATTGATCCATATTAATATTTAAAACAGTGGGATTTATTATTGGAACTTCTTTAATAAAAATAGTTTTATATAAATATTTATTTTTATACTTAATTATCCCTTTATATATCGATCCATTCGTATGTATATATTTTTTTTTTTTAAGAATTTTTATTAATTGATTAGAATTATTTAATATTTTTTTATTTAAATTACAATTTGAAAATAAATATAAAATACTATTAAAATTATAAATTTCTATAGTTTTAAAGTGTCTACGAATACTTTTAATTAATAACTTGTTATTCAAATTATCAATAGGTTTTAAACCTAAGCTAGTATAAAAAGTTCTCATTAATTATAAAAGTAAAATATTAATATTTTTTAAACTTAATTAGTTATAGAAATAATTATTATGGAAAAGATACAGAGATGAATTTTAAAAAAAATTAAAATTAAAAATATTTTTATAAATAATGCAAACTTTTAATATATCTCAAAAACAATTTATAATGAATAAAATTAAATTTTATAATTATTCCATTAATAATATTCCAATCGAAATTGGAAAAATTCAAGGAAATAGAATATCAATGGAAGACTATTATTTTATTGACACTTATAAAGAATTAATTATTATTATGATTTTTGATGGACACGGGGGAAAAACTATTTCAACAAATATTTATAAATATCTAAATAATTTACATGAATTAATATATAACTATTATTTAACTAAAATTAGTTATAAATCATTTATTAATAGTATTAATAATTTTTTTGTTACATTAGATAAATTATTTATTAAATATAAAAATGAAGGTAGTACGGTATCTATTATATATATATCAAATAACACTATATATCATATTAATTTAGGTGATTCTAAAATGATATATATAAATAAATCAACTAATCCCCTATATAATAATATTCTATATCAAAGTAAACAACATAGACCAAAAAATTATAATGAAGCTAAAAGAATATTAAAAAATAATACTATAAATAATAATCGAATAGATAATAAATTGTCGGTTTCTAGAACAATAGGGGATTATACTTATAAATTATATAATAATAAATATAATGGAATCATATCACCTGTATCCTGCATACCTTCCTATAAATCAATAACTATTCAAAATAATTCTTATATTATATTAGCAACCGATGGATTTTGGGATTATATAACTAATTATGAAATATTTAAAATTATTAATTTAAATGATACACATAAAAATAATGTTAATAATCTTATCTTTAAAGCTATTCAGAATGGAAGTAATGATAATATTATATTAATTTTATTAGAACTATGAATATACTATTTGCGGATACAAACATTATATAAAATATTTATTATATATAATGTCATTAGAACTTAAAAAATTTAATATGAATATGATTTCAAACGATAAGGTTGTTGTTCTTATCGGAAAACGAGAAACTGGTAAAAGTTTCTTAGTTAAAGACCTATTATTTTATCATAAAGATATGCCTGTTGGAACTGTTATTTCGGGAACTGAAGGAGCGAATGCATTCTACTCAAAAATTATGCCAAGTATTTTTATTCACGGTGAATATCGTCCAGAAATTATTACAAATGTATTAAAACGTCAAAAAAAAGTTATTAACACTATTAATAAAGAAATAGAAGAAATAGGCGACTCAACTATTGACCCAAGAGCATATCTAATATTAGATGACTGTTTATATGATAAAAGTTGGGTTAACAACAAAGATATAAGATCCTTATTTATGAATGGTAGACATTATAAAATAATGTTTCTAATAACAATGCAGTATGCTTTAGGTATACCTCCGAATTTACGAACTAATATTGATTTTGTTTTTCTACTAAGAGAAAATTATATGTCAAATCGTAAAAGATTATATGAACAATATGCTGGGATGTTTCCATCATTCGATGTATTCTGTCAGGTTATGGATCAATGTACCGAAGATTTTGAGTGTTTAGTTATAAACAATAATGCAAAAAGTAATAAGTTAGAAGATCAAGTTTTCTGGTATAAGGCAGAACCCCACGACGATTTTCAACTTGGGGCAAGTGAATTCTGGCAGTATCATAGTCAAAATTTTAATCCAGATTTTGACGATGAAGATGAATCTATGAATATTAATGAAATGCGTTCATCTAAAAAAGGGCCTATTATTAATGTTAAAAAAAATACCTATTAAAATTCAGGTTGTCCAGTTGTTATTTCTTGCTGAATATTTAATATATTTGTCTTATTAGTTATTTCATAAATATTCAGTAATATTATTAGACTTAAACTTATTATAGAAAAACTTTTTAAATAATAAATATTAGAATTAAGTTCTTTATTTATTTTATGTTTAATAAATATACTAAGTGTTAATATTAACCCCGAAATTATTGAAAAAAATACTATTTTATTCAAATAATCCATATATATATATATACTATATTATATATGAATTAGTAATTTATCGCATCACTAAAAAAATTAAAATTAGAAGTTGTATCTAGATTATCATTATCTACTTGAGTAATAATTGATTTTAATTCGATATTATCATTTCCAGCAGACTGACTCCGATTTGATTTTAATTCAATATTATCATTGCCAACACCCTGACTCCAACTTGATTTTAATTCTAAGTTATTGTCAATAGTAGTCTGACTCCGATTTGATTGTAATTCTAAGTTATTGTCAATAGTAGTCTGACTCCGATTCGATTGTAATTCTATATTATCATTGGCAACACCCAGATTCCGATTAGATTTTAATTCTAATTTGGCATTATCACCACCAACCAGACTCCGATTAGATTTTAATTCTAAGTTATTTTCAATAGTAGTCTGACTCCGATTAGATTTTAATTCTAATTTGGCATTATCACCACCAACCAAACTTCGATTTGATTTTAATTCTATATTATTATTGCCAACACCCTGACTCCGATTTGATTTTAATTCTAAGTTGGTATTTGCAACACCAACCAAACTTCGATTTGATTTTAATTCTAAGTTATTGTCTATAGTAGTCTGACTCCGATTAGATTTTAATTCTATATTATCATTGGCAACACCCAGACTCCGATTTGATTTTAATTCTAAGTTGGCATTATCACCACCGCCCAAACTCCGATTTGATTTTAATTCTAAGTTATCATTGGCAACACCCAAACTGCGATTTGATTTTAATTCTAAGTTGGCATTATCACCACCCAGACTCCGATTAGATTTTAATTCGATATTATCATTGGCAATACTCATACTCCGATTTGATTGTAATTCTATATTATCATTGGCAACACCCATACTCCGATTTGATTGTAATTCTATATTATCATTGGCAACACCCATACTCCGATTTGATTTTAATTCGATATTATCATTATTGACTTTAGTTATCTCATTTATATCCATATGAACTCTATTATCTTCAGATAAAAGTTCTTTTTCTATTGTTTTAGAATCTAAATTATTTGATATTAATTCTAATTTTAAATTATTATTATCACGAGAAATAATGTCAAATGTATTTTCGTTATTATCTGCTGATAATGAGTAATTAGAATAATTTTCATCTAATACAGTGGATTTATTATCTAAAGAATTTTTTAATTCTTCGCTGACTAAATTTTTTAAATCTATTTTATGTTGTGAAGATATATCCAATGATATATCTTCTTCTTCTTCTTTATCTTTATTATTTATATATTCTACACCTAAATACTCTTTTAATATATTTTTAACAGGTAATTGTTTTCTAATCGTTTCTTCTATTGCTTTTGATATTATATCTAAACTTGAGCTTAAATTACGCTGCATTTCTATATTACTTAATGTATGATCTAATAAATATGGCATTTTCCAAAATTGACGAGCGGTTTCTATATATGTTTTATGAATAAAATGTTGGCATGTGGGTACCTTTAAATCTATAGATTTATTATTTTTAGATGATTTTATAGAAGCTAACACTTTAGCGTGTGTTACAAATACTGCTGTAATTAAATCTTCCATCCAGTCACAATCAGATTTTAAAATAATTCTTTTGTACTCTTCTTCTAACGTTTTAGCTGTCCATTTTGGAATATCACTTAATAAATTCTGAAATAATTTTAAATACTGTGTAGTATATTTTTTTCTTGCTATATCTAATGCTTCCGAATAAATAGATTTTATCCCTTCATATATTCTGTATGTCAACATTTCTATTAATTGTTTAGTATATTCATTTTTAGCATCTACTAATACGTGATGATAACTGTTCATTACTGTATTAAATTTAAATTTTTAAATTATATACCGCAAATAAATTTAATTTTAAATTAATTGATATAAATTTAATTTTAAATTAATTTATATCAATATAAATTTATATCAATATTATATAAATAGAATGTATAATAAAATTAAAAATCCAATCACTGGACGATATGTTAAAACTACATCAAAATTAGGACAATTAATAATAAATAATTATATATATCAATTAACTGGCGGATCTTCTCAACCTAAAAAACGTGATTTGAGTGCTGCTAGAGAACGTCGAAGATTAGAAAAATTAAAAGAAATTGCGTCTTCTAGAAAAAGAAGACCTCCCCCAATACCATTAACTCTGTCGCCAAGTCCAATTATAAAAGAGCCAATTTTATCTACACCTCACAGTAATACAAGTGATTATGATGAATCAGATACATATCTACATAAAGCGTGTGTTTCTCAATTTGATTTAACATATGATATGGCGGATTATTTTAAAAATCTATATGGAAATAGAATAAAAATAAATGAAGATTCTTGTGAAAAAATAAATTTCCCAAAAAATATTTATAAATCTATTAAAATTGATATAAATGTATTTCCAAAAAATAGGGACGGTTTAAATATTTTACCTGAAAAATATGTATATGGCGTTAATTTAGAAACAAATACTGGTTGCATTTTAGAAAAAACTAATACACCTTCTGAAATAAATACTAATCTGGTACCGTTGGGACATATATTAGATAATTTACCTCAAGGTGATGGGGGAGGAATTTTACCAGAAGGATATATTTGGGGATTCAGTAGAATAGGAGTAATACCTATGTATATAGGAAAAGTATCTAGTAAAAAAAATATAGTAAAACCTACAGTAGTAAAACCTAAAGTTAAAACAGGCTTAAATACTAAAATACAAAAAGAAAAGGATGGAAGATTAAGAGCTCGTTATTATTATGATACCTATGGAAGGGATAAGACTGTTGGGGATAGATGTAATACAAGAAAAGATGGTAAATATAGCTGTTTATTAAAAAGGAAAGATAATAATCCATATTGGGCAAGTCCCTCAAAATCTGGTAAAGGACAAGAAAAGTGTGATGATTGGACAGAGAGATGTAAGGATAAGGACTATTCTTAATCTGTTATTAATTAATATTATTAATATAATAATATTATTAATTAATATTATATAACAAATAAATAGTTATATATATATTATAAATGTATAATTATATAATTAATCCAAATACAAATAGAAAAGTAAATATTAATTCTAAATTAGGTAAAAAAATATTAAAAAAATATATATTAATTAGTAATGGAGGGTCTAGCATGAAAAATAGTATAGAGGACCCTTCCTCTAGTTCTAGAAAAAAAATGTGTAGTTTAGAGGATGTATTTAGATCTGATTTTCATGGTAAAAATCAGTGCATGAATTGGTTACATTTACAAAAACAAATTGAGGGAAGCATAACTGTCCCTCCCTTTTGTCCTAATGATGATAAATGTGAAATATTAGATATGCATTATTTGGATAATCTATACAGGTTTTTTAATTATCTTGAAACTATAATTTTATCACGGAATAAAAAAACTAACTTAAATTTTATAATAGGAGTTTATGAAAGACGCAATAATAAACAAGTTACAGAATTTAAACATAAAATAGAAGAAAATAAAGAAAATAATATAAACATATTTTTTAATGAAAGTATTATAGAAAAAACCGATAAAGTATATAAAACTTATGATATAGATGAACAATTAGAACCGTTGGATATATCTAATAAAAATACTAATGTATTAATAAATAATTTTTTCCCTCTAGATCATCTTAATAATCATAAAAAAATTCTAGACAAAATAATAAGCATTAGTGAAAATCCTATTATTAGTAAAATTCATTTTTATAATACAATGGGTGGAACATGTTTCCCTTCTTTTAAATATTTAAGTGATAAAGTTGGTAAAAAGTTTATTTATACAAGTTATAGTGTAGGGGAGAAACAATTTATTCCAGAATCAAATGATGATACATATTTTGATGTTAAGAATATTGATCCTTTTAGTTTAGATGTATGGATGCAGGATTATATTAATTCACCTATAGGTGGTCCTAATGAAACTCTGGAATACTATATTAATTTAGGTTATGATAAATCACCTAATTGGTCGAGAACCTCAACTGATACGATTCCTAATCATAAAATGAAAGAACTATTTGGACAATCAAATTGTTTTAAAGATTTGCCAATTGATTGGGAAAAAAATAAGGAAGATTTTGATTATAAACAAATTGATAACAGTGTAGAAATAGATAAGTTAGAAAAATATTATAAAAATTTAAGTGAAAAAATGGAGACAGCAATAGATAACAATATATCATTGGAAAAACCTAAATTAGAATACAAAAAAAATCGTCAAATAAAGATAGATTCTTCACATCAAAAAATAATTAAAAGTGAAGATAAAATTCGAAGCAAGCTCGCCAGTAAATCTTGGGCAGATTGGCATGAACGTAATCCAATTAACAAGTGAAACAAATATTATAATAATGAAAATAAAAGTATTTATATTAAATACTTTTATTTAAATAATACACACTTTACATATAAAAATGAATTTTAATTATGAATCTATATCAACACAAAATGGTATATCAATAGATAAATTATCTTTAACAATTGGAAATAAATGTTTACTTCAAAATACCGACCTTGTTATTAGCCAAGGTTACAATTATGGATTAATATCTCCTAATGGACACGGAAAAACAACATTATTAAATTTTATTTCTGAAAAAATAAAGTTAGGTGGTGGAAATATCCATATGGTTAAACAAGAAAATGAATCTTCCGAAAAGTCTGTTATTGATGAATTGTTATCATCACACAATGATTACCAAACACATATTTCGGAAGAAGTTAGACTTACTCAAATGATTATAAATTGTGAAAATGAAACAGAAATTATAAAAATAAATGAAAAATTAAATAAATTAAATGAATGGGCGTTATCCAATAATTTAAAAACTGTAAAACCACACGCATTTAAAATTCTGTATGGCATTGGCTTTGACCATAATTCACCTGATGGAAATATGCAACTTAAAAAAGTGAATGAATATTCGGGTGGATGGAGAATGAGAATAACAATTGCCAAAGCATTATTAAATGAGCCAAATATATTAGTATTGGATGAACCTACTAATCATTTAGATTTAAATGCGGTAATTTGGTTAGGTAATTATTTACAAACATGGAATAAACAAAAAAATACCAGAAAAAAAACTTTAATAATTGTTTCTCATAACAAATATTTTTTAGATGATGTAGTTGATAAAATATTAAGAATCCACGATAAAACAATTATGAGCTATACTGGAAATCACGAGAAAATGTTAAAAATGATTGTCCAAGAAAGGAAACAGATTGATAAAAAATGGGAAAAAGACAAAAAACATATTAAATCGAAAAAAGAAAAAAAGAAAAAAAGGCCAGATGATATTTATAAAGTTGATTTCAGTTTCTGTGAAGATATATTTATGAAAGGAGCAATTACTTTAGATAATGTTAGTTTTTCCTATAATAAAGATACAATAATATTTTCATCAATTGATTTTTGTATTAGATGTGGGGAAAAAATAGCGGTTATCGGTAGAAACGGTTCTGGCAAAAGTACCTTATTAAATATTTTAAACAATGAATTAAAAATAGAGAATGGACATAGAACTATAAATAATGTAAAAATTGGGAAGTATTCACAACATTTTGATAATGTGTTACCTATGGATAAAACACCTGTTGAATTTTTACACAGTATTTTTACAGACTGGTCTATTACAGATATTAGAAAACATCTTTCTAAATATAATTTAGAAAGTAAAGCACATAATGTTCTAATTAAAGACTGTTCTGGGGGACAAAAATCAAGGATAGCATTTTCAACATTATCAGAGGCAGATATTTTAATACTTGATGAACCGACAAATCATCTTGATCTAGAATCAATTGATGCTTTATGTCATGCTTTAGATATATTTAAAGGAGGAGTTGTATTAGTTAGTCATGATGCACGATTAATAACAGAATTAGAATGTCAGCTCTATATATGTAGGGATAATAAATTAATTAAATATAGTGGGGATTTTGAGGATTATAAAACAGAAATTTTAGATGAAATAGAAAATTAATACTATAAAATATTTTAATTAAACGCATAATTATATAATGATTTAGAATACGGATTAAACTTTAGTGTAATCTAAAATTTATAGATCGATGCTATCATTGGGCGAAACCCATAATTTGTGTGGAAATTTGCATAGCAAATGTAAAGATAACTTTTTAAAATAATACACTATTAATATTAATTTTAATCTATTTATTAAATTAATATTATTATAAATTATTAATACACTATTAATATTAATTTTAATCTATTAAATTAATATTATTATAAATTATTAATACACTATTAATAATATTATAAATTATTTATTATATATTGTGAATATGATATAAACATTTCATGATCTGCCGGCAAATTAACTGTACCAGTCACTTTTATATAGGTTATATTCGTGTAACTGGACAATGCATGTTTCATCCGTTTCTCTATATCTTCTTTTACTATTACTTTATCGTCAATTCCATAAAAAACTTTAAAAGTTACATAATTATAATTATGTAATATGGATCTGTATTTATGTTCATTATTTATAAACCATCCTTCTTTGGCAGTTAATAAAACTGCTTTTAACTGTTCTTTAGAATTTCTATCTACAGAATATTGAGTTTTATAATTTAATTGTTCATTTGGATCCATCCATATTAGTTTATCTATTCTATTATTAAAATCTTCTTGTTTACCATATATATACTTAATATCTCTTGATATATACATAATATTAAATAATAAACGAAATGGTAAAGATAGTAATAGGGATTTCCATTTTGGTGGTTTCATAAATCCCGTTGGAGATATATAGGTGACACTTACAAGATTCAAAATACTATTGGTATATAATAATGCTGTAATTATTGAGCACCCTAATGAATATCCTATTAAATGTATTTTATGATTTTTTGTATTATTGGGTAGTATTTTTGCTAACATATATTTTATAGTAGTAGTATAAAATTCTTCGGTATATTCTATATCTATGTAATCAGACAATCCTCTACCAAAATAATCAAAAACTAAAATACTACCACCCTTATCTTTTAAGCTATTTATTATATTATTCCATACATACATACCTCTTGTTATACCATTAAATAATATGTATATATCATTTGATTCATCATTTATTAATTTATATGATAAATTATAATATCTATCATTAACCTTTATAGATAATGATTTAGTATTACCAATATATTTATTAAATGGAGGTCGTTTTAATATTATCATCAATAAAGGAATTATTATTATTTTTCTCATTATTAAAACATAGATTTAAAATTTATAAACGCTGTATTTTACTATAATTATTATAAATTATTTTTTTTTTAATTTGAATTTATTATGACCTTGTTTTAAAACACCTATATTTATTATTTCTCTATTAGTGGTTTCAATAATATTATATTTAGAAATAGTATTTAATAATTTATACATAAAAAAATACACAAAATTTTCTCCAGCACATCTCCTATAGCCAAATCCAAATGGACAATATTTAGCCTCTTTGAATACGGGTATATTTGTTTTGTTTTTGTCTTCTAATATAGTTTCTTTATCTATTTTTGAGGTTATTAGTTCATTACCCTTATTAAAAGTATGAACTTCATACATATTAGGTTTAAATGTTGCATAGTCGGTATCTGCATTATACATTATACTTTGATGTATATGTATTTTCTGGTTTCCCTGGTCATCTCCAGAAATACTAAATGTAGTAGGAACTTCTAATCTAAATATTTCTTTTATTATACTATATTTTTCCGATTCAGGGGCGTTTTCATACTTTTCTAACCAATTATTATTATTTTTATCTTCTAAAATTATATAGAATATATTAATAAGTTGACTAAATGCCACAATATTATGTAGACCAGCAGTTATAACTTGTTCTGGTAATAAATATTTATCTTGATTCATCCAATTATAGGAAATAGTGTTTTCAGCACTGGTATCATTATTATCAATTTGTTTTTTTATAATTTCTATGTTATGTTTAAATATTTTATTAGCCTTAAAATAAGAGTGCCGTGCTTGTATGAATTTCATTAAATAACTATTATAGTCGGCTTCCTCAGTGTTTTTTTCACCAATAGAAACAATTGTAATAATTTGTATACAAAAATCTGTAATAATTTGTTTATCTTGTTTATTTACATTATGTAGATGAACATCCATCCAAAAAGTAATCATATGATTTTTATAAGATGAAATAATTAATTTATCTTTATTTATATCAGCTGTTAAATTTATTAAAAATTTATCTATATGTTTTTCATAAATATTTAATTTATCTGTGGTTAGAGCATTCATATAACTGTATTTAAAATTGTTGGATATCTGGTCGAATTTCGGTGTATCTATATGGTTTATATATCGTTGATCTAAATCTCGTTGAAAAAGAGCAGCTGTTGTAGGGTCATATTCATTTTCAAATGGGTCTCTGCCGAAAATATATACTATTAAAGGTGGAAATGAAGTTGATTTTTTGTATTTTATAGGGTCCAATGTATTTGTATTAGGGGGCATTTTTTCCAATATATTTCGAGTGGTTATTAAGTATTGTGTTCTTTTAAGAGTTTTTAAAAATAATGATGTTGAAAACCCCATCTTTAATAATATCATTAATATCATTACTTTATATATTGGTTCCATTTATATAATGTTATAACATTATATTTATATAATATGTGTTTCCTTAGTTCATTTAATTGGTAGAAATTTTCTATTATATGGAGTTAGTATATCTTTTATATATAAAGTAATAAAAGATATACTAAATTATGATGTTCACTGGACTTTATATAGTCAGTTCATCAATTAAAGGCATAACTATGTAATGATTTAGAATACGGATTAGATTTTAATGTATCTAAAATTTCTGGCTCTATTCTATCTGATAATTTAGTATTATTTAATTGATCCTTATAACTTGTAATAGAGCAATTCTCTAATGATGCTCTGTTATCATAGGTTGCTGCGCGATCAGGGTTTCGTGTATTTATATAATCCTGTTCTAATTTATTAGAACGAACATTTATTCTATCAGCCCCAGAAGAAATAGCTATATTTGACGCCATTGGTTCTCTTCCCTTTAATGTTCCTTCTTTAATTTCATTTAGAGTAGCATTATATACATCTGCATATGACATCGCTTTACTATTTTGACTATCTGCTACTCCAGAATATTCTTTACTTGAAAATTGTCTATTTGTGTTTGGTGCTTTCGCTGGGTCGGTCATATAACCTGTTCCTTTACTGGTTATATTTCCATCCATAACACCAGAATATTCTTTTAATAAAAATTGTTTGTTCGTATTTGGTGCTGTTATTTTATTTGTAAGATAACCTCGACCAGAAGAATGTTCAGTTGTCACAATACCTAATCTATCATCATCTATGTTTGTTTCTTTTATGGTTGTTTTTGCTATATCATTTGGATCATAAACTGTTAATTGCTCTGGTCCATTCATATTACCAGTATGATTATTATGTATATTTGTTTCTTTCATTGTTGTTCTGGCCTGATCATTGGGGTCATATATTGTAGTACGTTCGGGGGCATTCATATTACCTGTATGATTATTATTTATAAGCGTTTGTTTATTAGTAACTCTTGCAACATCATTTTTATCTTTTACAATATTTCCTTTACTAGTTGTAGATTGTATATTTCCAGTTCTATTATCGTGTATATTTGTTTCTTTTATAGTCGTTCTTGCAACATCATTTGGATCATATACTGTGGTTCGTTCATAGTTATTCATATTTCCAGAATGATTATTATGTATGTTTGTTTCCTTAATAGTTGTTCTTGTCTGGTCATTTGGATCATATATGGTTAATTGTTCTGGACCATTCATATTACCAGAATGATTATTATGTATATTTGTTTCTTTGATAGTTGTTCTTGCCTGATCATTTGGATCATATATTGTGGTGCGTTCGGGGACATTCATATTACCCGAATAATTATTATGTATATTTGTTTCTTTAATAGTTGTTCTGGTAGGATTATTTGGATCATAAACTGTCAATTGTTCTGGACCATTCATATTACCTGAATGATTATTATGTATATTTGTTTCTTTGATAGTTGTTCTTGCCTGATCATTTGGGTCATATATAGTAGTGCGTTCGGGGGCATTCATATTACCTGAATAATTATTATGTATATTTGTTTCTTTTATAGTAGTTCTTGTAGGATTATTTGGATCATAAACTGTTAATTGTTCAGGTCCATTCATATTACCAGTGTGATTATTGTGTATATTTGTTTCTTTAATAGTCGTTCTTGCAACATTATTCGGATCATATATCGTACTACGTTCAGGTCCATTCATATTACCAGTGTGATTATTATGTATATTTGTCTGTTTAATGGTTGTTCTGGTAATATCATTTGGGTCATAAACAGTTAGTCTTTCGGGTCCATTCATGTTACCTGAATGATTATTATGAATATTTGTTTCTTTAATAGTGGTTCTTGTAACATCGTTTGGGTCATGAATGGTTTGTTTATAATAATTCGAATTTAAATTTCCCGATTCTCTTAAATTTCCAATAGTATTTTCTTTTCTGGTAGTCTTAAAGGTATCCTGAATAGGAGCAACAATTGCCTTAATAATTGATGTAAAATTAGAGGTATGCGTCCTTAAGCCAGTTATATCTCGTTCATTATTTATAGGAGTAATTGATTTTTTCCCATAATCAGCAATATTTTTATTTTTCCATTTATCTGTTAGATGAGCGTTTCTGGGTCCATTCGATAAAGTAGCTTGTTTCGTAGGATCCTTATAATTAGATTTAAATTTAGGATGTTTAAAAGTGACAGGTGCTCCAGACCCTACATAAGATGACGTTTTTTTTCGTGATGTTTCCTTTAATAGAATAGATGGACGTTGTTTCTCTTTTGTTACAGCTCCTACAGTCGTAAAATGATCATAGACATGATCATCTTTATTTTTTTCTTTAAATGTCTCTGGTCGATGATTATATAATTTCCCCATTTTTGATGTATTTTGGGTTAATGATTTTCCAGAAATAACTCTACCTTTATAGGATAATTTTGGATTACTTAAAACTCTAAGTTCATCTATATTTTTTGGCATTATGTGTTCTTGTTTATTTGATTGATGAAATCCCCCCGAAGGTTTATGAGTATAGCCTTGATTTAAACCAGGTCCTACAATAATTTGTTCTGTGGGTAATTCATTTCTTTTTGTATTCGAGGGTATATATCTATCCACTATTTTGTCTATTATATGAGGAGTACCATTAACATTACCTGCTTTTTTAGTTAATTTAAACATAGGTTTTTTTTCAGTTTTTTTTAACATAAATCTATTTGTTCCAGTATGTAAATCTAATATTGGTTCATTTGATTTTTCATATGTATTTTGTTTTATACTGCCTCCAAAAAATGGACTCATATTAGAATGTGTAAATTCTTCAGTTAATATTTTTTCACCTGATAGAGAACTTATAAAGGGTTCATTTTTATCTTTATAATTTTGTTTTTTATATTTAACATCTTCTTTATTAAAAATTTCCTGATTAAAATGTGGATTAATAATATTATTTACATTATTTTTAGAATCATTAAAACGTTTTTTAACTTTATTTTCATAAATTTTATCTGGATTAATAAAAGTATTTACATTATTTTTAGAATCTTTAATATTTTCTTTGGATTCTTCTAAATTTAACATATATCCTAAACTTCCTATAATTCCCGAAATTATAATTAAATCCATATTATAATATAATTATATTTTTTTAATTATATTTTAATATTAACTATTTAAATTAATAGTTTTTAATTTCATTTTCAGTTCTCCAATTAACTGAAGGAGGATTAGTATATACTCCACAGGTGTTTTTAATTTTTTCACACGGCATTGTTCCTCCTACTGGTAATACAGGTTTAGGATCTATAGGAGTTGGAATACAAGGTCTATGGTTATCTTTAACAATAATTCTATTAGATATATTGTAATCAAATGGTATTTCAACTCTATCTTGGGGATCCAAACATAACCATTCCCATCTATTCCATCCTGTTCCTCTTAAATTACACGAGGGGTTCGATAATCTAGTATCTTCTCTTGGAATAAAACAATCTTTCCAATGTTTAAGATTATCGTCAGAATACCTTTGACCTTTTTTTAATTTTTTATTATTAGTTTTGCATTCACCCACAACTCCTTGACCGCATATTTCTCCAGAAGTACATACAGCATTAGGACAACAAGGAGAATAGTTTTTTTTATTATCTTTAGAATTTTTTTTACATAACCCTAATAATTCAGAACCAACATCTACTAAATGTTTTGTTTTATCTACAGAATTTCCCTGATATTGTAATCTAACAGAAGGAGGATAAGGATAGCATTCGTTACAAGATATTTTGGGTGTTCCTAAATTATAATTTCCAGGCTGAACAGATTGTTCTATAGTTTGTTCATACGCTCCACTATCATAATTTAATCTATTAAAACTCATTTATTATGTATTAAGATAATATTTTTAGATTTAATTTAAAAATATTATTTAATTACAATTAGATTTACACTCTGTATTTTGGCAAGCAGCCTGTGAATTCATTAATGGTTGAGGGCAACTATCTAAGTTAATTTTAGGAGGCAGAGGGGTTGGTTTATATCTAATCATTTGACAAGATGGGAGATGAACCATATTAGTATCTACATTTCTTGGTTGTCCACAAGATTTACCTTTTATATTAATTTGATTATCTTTAGATGGAGTATATTTTTTTTTAGGACATAATGAACTAACTCTTGTAGCACCTCTTAAATCATTTTCAAGATCTACAAGATTTCCTTTAATATGGCTAACAGCAGTTCCTCCTACTAAACCTAATTCGTGTCTACATTTTTTACAATTTTCATATTTCATTGGATTAAGTATATATTGTAATGGACCTACACTTTCATTCATTTTAGTTGAATAAGCACATGTATCATAAATTAATCTATTTGAACTCATAATATATTATATTAGAATATTTTTTTATTCGTAATTTAAAAAGTCTTAATTAAAACATTTATTTAAATAGTCTTTATTCTTTATATATTGTCTTGAAGGCTGTCCGCCCCTAACCCAATTTTTATTATTAATTTCTTGTATTATATTGGATGGTTTTTGAATATTTTTCTTAATAATTGGAATTTGTGGTATAAATCTATCAATTGATATTCCAGATAATGTATTGCAAGGTCTTTTAACATATGTATTTTTACTAAATAATAAATTAGATTCTTTTTTAATATTTTTATTAGAATTAATTAAACTGGGTGTTGTTAAATGAGGTCTTTCATTTAATTGGTGTATGCAATTTAGATTTGTTAAATTTTTAGAATTTCTTAATTTTGAATCATTATCTATATTACATCCATTTGATGATGTCCATCCATATCCATCATTATACATAAGTGTTGGATGTTGTAAACTTAATTCTAATGTAGTAGGAGCTTCACACATTGGATCTTTAAATTGTCGTGTTTGATAATTACCCGATTTTATTATTGTTTTATTATTTAATTTCTTATAGCATTCATCTTCATTTAATTTAGTTAAACCTTGAATATTAAATATTTCTTCTTTATAATTTATAGAATCATTCATATATATTATTATACAACATTTTCGTATTATTAAAAATTTAAAATATTACATTTAATATTTTAAATTATTAATAAATTTATTTGGATTTAGTGTATCCTTTATTATTATTACCAACTCTATTATATAATGGATTGTTAATATTTTTAATACACTGAAATCCATTTCCTTCCTTACAAGTCTTATCTGTTTTATATAACCAATTCGCAAATTCGTTTTGTTTATTTGGAATTGTTGTTACTGGAGTTGTATAAAATTGTCTTTGAGAATTTTCTTTTTCAAAGACATCACTGAAATTTTTATATAAATTTATATTAAATTTATCTTTAATATTTTTATTAACATTTTTTTTTTTACTTATAGATTCTCTATTTGGATTTGTGGTATAATCTGTAAGAAGAATATTCATAAAAGGATTGTCTTTAGTAGGTTCTATATATTTATGTATTAAATTATTATTAAAATCTAAGAAATAATCATTATATGTATTATGTCGATTTCTATATATTAAATAAGTTAAAATTAATGTTATACCAGAAATATAGATATAATGAAATTTTTTTGAATATAAAATCATTATAATAGATATATAAAATGATAATCTAACAATAGAATTTAATTTTTCTTCTAATGTCATATTCTTTTTGGGAAAAAAAAATTTTAATTTATCATTATTATATAATATATTAATAGAATTAGACCAAAAAGGTTCACTCATATTATAGTATATTATATTTATATATTATTAATATATCTATACTATTATTTAATCTATACTATTATTTAATCTATACTATTATTTAATCCATACTATTAATTAATCTATGCTATTATTTAATCTATACTATTATTTAATCTATACTATTATTTAATTTATACTATTAATTTTTTTTTCCTTCTAATTTTTTTTCTTCTAATTTTTTTCTAAGATAGTCTCTTTTCTCCTGTAATTTTTGTTTATTATCTGGGGTTTGTTTAGTTTCTTGATTATTTTCAATTGCTTTTAATGATGATTCATTTATTACGTTATTAACACCTAAATCTTTAGGTGTTTCTGCTGAATTATTATTAAATAAATTTGAGAACATATTATTTTGGTTTAATTTACTCATAACATTATTAGCTTCATTGAATAAATCATTCTCGTTTAGCTCCCCGGATGATATTTTATTTTGTATTTTTTCTGTAATATTCTGAACTAAATTAACTATACCTGATTTGTCATCACTCATATCTAAATTTCCAGAAAATAAGCCTTCTAAAAGCTTAGATGGATTCTCGATATTTAAAGTATCTGGATCAATATCTTCTGCAATTTCATTAGCTAATTTTCCTATAGATCCTTCAAAAATTTCAGGTATATTAATATCATCACTATCATCATTACTATTATCATCCATAATATCATCTATAGTATTATTTTCTATATCGATATTATCTATATTTTTTAAGGATTCTATAATATTTAAAAAACTCTTAGTTTCTTGATCTAAATCAGATGAATCTAACTCTATATTTTTTAAGTTATCTAAAAGTATATTAATATCTTTATTATGTTTATATTCATAAGAATAGATATATAATGTATGTAAATATTTCCATATAACTTCTTTATCATCATTATCTAACCCCTCTTTATTCCATAATTTATTAAAATTAACATTATCCAATAAGGTATATTCCTTTGAAAAAATAATTTCATTTTTAGTTGATATATCTTGTTCTATATTCTTACAATTATTACAAAAATTTTCTATATAATTTGTTCCTTCTAATGGAAATTTATAATTATCTGTAATTTCTTTTTCTAAATCTATATAATTAGATTTAACATTATTTAGTAATTCTGTTAGCGTTTGATTAAATTTTTCTATAGATGACATATAAATATCTAATAGATATTTATATATTATACAGTACGCAATTTAATTTTGATTTTTAATTTTATTATTTAAAACCTGTAATACTTGCATATATTTCCAGATATTTTCTTTACTCTCATCATCCATTGTTTTCCAGTATTTTTTAAGAGTACCAATTATTTTTTCTATATGATTAATATCTTCAGTTGATTTATCGTTATAATGTTCTTGATAATTATTATTCATAAAAAAACTTTCATTCTTTTCTTTAATCTCGGTAGTATATATACTAATATATTTATCACATATAGTATATAATTGTCTAGGATTTGATTTTTTTAAAAAAATGATAGTTGTACTTGAAAAATGTATATCTTTATCATTAGGATACATTTCACATAAATTATCTAATAAATTTATTAATTGTGTATTAAAAGCATTTAATAATGACATATTTTATGTAATATTTTATGTAATATTTATAAACTAATATTTATCCTTTAAATAATTAATATTTGGGATATCTTAAATCATCTTTTCTATAATTTTTATATTCTTCTAATTTTTTATTAATATCTATTTTTTTATCTGTATCATTTATAGCAGCATTATTTATAGGAGCATTATTTATAGGGGGAGGGACTAGATTCCCAGAATCTATAAAAGAATAAGAATGTTTAATAGGAGCCGATTCCTCTAAAAATGAATAATTATCGGACCAAGAATTACTCATTTCTCCTGGGAGATAATCCTGAATTATTTCATTACCAGTAGTATTTATGTTATTGTCAACTTTATTTGTCAAAGAGGGTTTACTTGGTTCTAAACTATTAAAATACATAATAATAGAATCTCCTGTTAAGGGTTCCCGTCCTTCTACTATTAAAGTGGGAACACTTTTAATATAATTAGGAGCAGCAGTTTTATTAATATTAATTTTAATTATTTTATCTAAAATATTAAATGTTTTTAATTTTTTCCATAAATTTATACAAAATTGACAATTTGGAGAATAAAACAAAACAGGTTTTGACATTTTATATATATAATATTATAATAAATATTAAATTTTATACTTACAATTTTTATACTTACAATAATTTATTTGATAAAATAAATTTGATAAAATAAATTATTTTAATATATTATATTAAATGTTCATACCACAGGAATCTTACAACTCTATAAAAAAAAATAATTTTAACATCGATACAACATTATTAATAAAAGACTTACCTGTAGCTTTAATAAACTCTTTAAGACGTGTATTGTTATCTAATATTCCCATTTCTACATTTGATGATACTTGGGATAATCGAGAAGAACATAGAAGTATTCATATTTTAAAAAATACATCTTCTCTACATAATGAATTTATAAGTCATCGACTTTCATTAGTTCCCTTATTAATGACAAATGATAATTTAAAAATACTTAGTAAATTTAATACTAAACGTAATTTAAGAGTATATAGTTTTAAAAATAATATGATTGTTCCTAAATTTAGACTTAAAATTAAAAATAATAATTCGACAAGAATAGAAAGAAAAAGTACAGAATCTTTACAAATAACGACCCAAGATTTAGAAATAGTTCCCAGTGAAGATGAATCTATAATATTACCTACTATAGATACTTTTATAAAACCAGATCCTTACACAAATGATTATATTATTTTAAATGTTTTAAAACCTAATATTTTAAATGATGACCAAGGAGAAGAATTAGATTTGATTGCAAAACCTCGTCCTGGAATTGGTTTGGTTAATTCTAGATTTACGCCAGTCGGTACTGTATCATACAGTTTTGTTACTGACAATGCTAAAGCAGACAATATATTTCAGGAAAAAATAAAGTACAAAAATAAAGAGCGAATGGATAAAGGTGTTAAGGAGTTATCTGATAGTGAAATTATATCTATTAAAAATTCATATAATTTATTGGATAAATATAGAGTTTATCTTAAAAATGAATTTGGTGAACCAAATCAATTCAATTTAAGAATAGAATCTATAGGGTTTTTAGATTCTGAACAACTTTTCTATGATTCTCTCTACACATTACAACTGATGATTTCAGATGTAATAAACTCTATATCTTTTAATAATGTTGAGTCTACATTAAATATTATTACTAGTGATAAACTAAAAGTTGAAAATACTACAGATACTTTAGATGGGTTTTTAATTACTATTGTAAATGAAAATCATACATTGGGTAATTTAATTAGTGAATACTATAAATTATTATATTCTTTAAAAAATTCTGTAATATATGATTTATTTAGTTTCTCAAGTTATAGAATGCCCCATCCTTTAACAGAAGAAATTGAGTTAAAATTAAAATTTAATCCTTTATTAAAAGACACTGAACTAATAAAATTATATAATAAGCTGTCAAATGATTTTTCTAGTGGGATTAAATCTCTATCAGAATTTAATGATAGTAATAAAAAAGAATTATTAATTATGATATTTGTAAAAACATTATCTATCATTAATAATGATATTAATAATTTAAAAGAAGAGTGGTCAGTATTAACTAAAATTACTAAACCATCTTACGATATAGGTGAAGATGATGACTATTTTAATAAATATTCTGAATTAGGTTCCGAATTTAATGTTGATGCAATTTTAAAAAAATCTAAACCTCCTCCATTAAATCTGGATTCTCCAGAATATAATCCTAATCCACCTTCTCCTCAATACAAAGTTGAATCTCCAGAATATAATCCTAATCCACCTTCTCCTCAATACAAAGTTGAATCTCCAGAATATAATCCTAATCCACCTTCTCCTCAATTCGAAATTATAACTCAAGAATCTAAACTTCCCGAATAGATATATAATTAATATTGGAATCTTTAATTATTATTTTTATATTTAAGATATAATATAAAAATAATAAAACTATAAAAATAATGTCACTAATCTACTGAATTGGTGTTTTATATTTAACATATAATGTATATAAATAATACTGATAATCAATTGGCTCATTTTCTAACCAATTTTCGATATCTGATTTTCTAATAGTAGGCCGACTGCCAGATATATAGCCATCGATTAAATTTATATAAATTCGATGAATTTCATATATAGGTTTTCGATATAATGTTGGTATATCTATAAATTTTTTTTGTATTTTAACAATAGTATAGATATTTATTAATTCATCCACTAATTTTTTAAAATTAATCTCTAATTCTTTATAATTAGAGGTATACTCTGGGAAATAAGTTAGAAATTCAGTTAATTCATCAGTATTTCTTATTAATAACAATCTTTTATTAATAAAGGGTTCATTGCCCTTTATCTTAGCTAATTTTATAAAATCGGAGGATCTTAGTTTTGTTCTATATAACCTATCCTTACTATATAACATATAACCCTCATTATTAAATTTTAATAGATTTACATTTTGTGCTAATTCGTCATAATTAGTTGGATCTATTTTATTTAAATTTAAAATTTTTATAATATTTGGTTTTTGTATACCTATTTCTTCATCAGATTCTATTAAAGTAGTCATATTTCGCGATAATATATGTGTAATATTAGGGGAACTATATTTAACAATATTTCTACATTCTGGATGACATAATACAAATGAATAGGAAAAATCCTTATCTAAAAGTTCGTAATTCATATTACATATCTGACTGGCTTCCATAAATAAATCTTTAAATGTTTTAGAACTATTCCAATAACAATTCGCATCTAATGTGCCCCGTGTTGATATATTCCACTCATTATTATAATAATAAATATTTATTAATGTTCCATCTATAGATTCTTCAATAACATTATTTTCCCATTTTACATTTTCCTGAAATATTTCATAAGATTCCTTAAATTTTAAAGATAAACATATAATCTTATTAGTATCTTTTTCTAAAATTATACTTCTACATTCTTTTAAAAATTCATTAGTATCATAATCTTCTTTAGTACCCTCTTTTCTATTATATTTTAATAAATATAAATCCTCATTTTCTTTTATTATTAATCCATTTATATTTATTAAACTATTTTTTATATCCTCAAATTTAGATAAATTATTATCATCTAGATACTTTATAAACAAAGACATTTAATATTAAATGAGATAAAGTTTTAAGTAAATATTAATTCCAAAATTAAAAATATAAAAATATTCTCTAATTATTATAATAGATATGGAAACTCAGGAATCATATTTAAATAATAAATTATTGGAATGCATGACAGGTGATATAATTAAATTTACATCTAGTGATCCTAATTATAATAAAGAAGCTATATATATAGCCGACATAAATGGAGAAAAAATGTTTGAATTAATAAATAATAAGGAAAAAATTAAAATTACTTTAGAAGAAAGTGAAACAAATGTTTTTAAAATTACCGATATGGAGTTTTTGTATAGAAATATATCTAAACCAGTTTCAGAAAATATAGATATAATCTCAAATGATGTAGAATATGAAGATTATGAAGATTCTATTAAACATATTAGAGAATTATCTATATGGGAACGAGAATGGTCTTATAATGAACTTAAATTATCTATAATAGACTCTTTATCTAAAAATAATATTTTATCATACGACTATATAAGTAATAAGGCTGAAAAAATACTAGATACTATACTAAATGTTACCCCTAAAAAGTTTTTTGATATGGAAGATATCGAAAACAAACCTGCCATTCATAATTTTATAAATAATAACTATAGATCTTTATTAAAGCCCCTAGTGTATGATTCTAAAAAAATTTATACTAAAAGTAGTTTATTACTTAATCCCGAAGATGACTCAATTGTATATAATGATGTTATTTTTACTGAACCAACTCACGAGTTATTAGGCTCTTTAGAACACTTTAAAAAATATAATAAAAATGAAATTGATAAAGATACTTATGATAATGAATTACATAATACTTTTCAGACAACTTTATCTATAAACACTCCTATAAATAGTATAAATGATACTGTCCATTATAGTAATATTAATTTATCTCATATTCCGACTATATCTCCTACAGATACTTATTATAAATCTAGTAATATAAATAATTATACTAATTTATATAGAATATCTAATAATAGTTTTCTAATTAATAAAGGTATTGATACTATTAAAAATAAATCTATTTTAGAAACAAGATTATCTGAACCAGATCAATATAGGTTATATGATAGATTAACAGATCGATTAATAGGTGATAGAAAATCATCTAAAAGTTTAGGTATAAAATCATGTCATACAAGTGGTGTAGGAAGTGATACATTTTACAGTGGTGCAAAAGATAAAAAATCCCATAAAATTAATGCTTTTAATAAAAGTATTATTGTTCCTCCACAAAAAAACATATTTATAGAAGGAGAATCATTAACTATTACGGGTCTAGTTATTAAGTCTATTAAAAACTGGAAGCCTGATTTTACATCAGCCGATTATACAGAATTAGAAAGTACAATAAACAAAAGTGGTTACCAAATTTTACAAAAATTTGAGGCTATTAATAATTATGGGTATAATCTTATAGATCAAATTAATATTAATAATATTAATTTAAATAATCCACAAATAAATAGTACTAATATAGAAAATTACACTGTAATAGATAGTATTGATTCTGTTAATGTTAATAGTATCGATTTTTCAAAAAATAATTTAATATATTTTAATAAAAATAAAAATGAACAAATCGGTAATATAGAAAAATATTTAGATAATGTTGTACCCAACATTGATGACATATTTAATAATATAGAAAAAGAAACCTTAAAACAGTGCAATAATTTTACGGATATTAACAAAATATTAAATAAATATAATTTATCCATTTTTAATACACATTCTAGATTTATTAAAAAAATTAATGTAAAAACAAACTTTTTACAAAATGTTGATAGACACTTGGATTTTCAAGAATACACATCCCTTAAATATTTAGAATCTAAACATAATTATTCTAAATACACTACTATTAATAAAATACTAAATAGTATAATTAGTAAGTTAGATAATGATTTAGAAAAAACATATAGATTAGACCAACACCAAACTTATATAGATAATCTTATTTTAGCGAGTGAAAAAATCCTATTTAATACATTAAATTCCCAATTTACTACCCAAGATCTAATGAATTATATAATAAATGAATTACATATACACATTTCCTATGAAAAAAGTATTAGTGATTCTGGTAAAATGAAATTATTAATACATACTATCGTTACATATTTAATAAATAATAAATACACTATTAACTATTTTAAAAATAACTTTTATTCGTTTATACCCAATAAATTATCTAATAAAATTTTACAAAAAAAATTAGAAAATCTTATAACTATTTATAATTTAGATTCATCGTTATCTACTATCGAAATAATTAATAAATTAAATGAATCATTTGATTCTGGTGACTTATTATATAGATTTATTGTAAATATTAATAATACTAATCAACTATTAATGGCAAAAACGCAAATTTTAAATATTGCCAAAACAAATTATTTAAATTCGGTAGATATAGATAATTGGAATTCTTTGGATGAGACAGATAAAAATAAATGGATTCCCAACATCACATCTTTTCAGGAACGCTATGAAGATCGATTAAGGCTTTATAATGAACAAAAAAAATTATACAATTACTATTTACAAAAATGTAATTCATTTGAAGTCGTTAAAATATATAAAACTTTACAGGATTTACAAGATGATAATCAAAAAACAGATAAATATTATGATGAACTATTTGATACAACTACATATGATTGTAATTTAGCACAAAAACTTATTAAAGACTATAATAATGTGAATGGAACAACTTTAACAACTATAACCTCCGAAAATGAACCAACTATAAATAAAGAATTAAATAAACTATATATTTTTGATTCTGATAAAGAACTAGAATTAAAGTTAGAAAATATTAAACAAAATTTATTAAACGATAAGAAACAAAGATTAATTCAGGATGGACAATATTCTTTATTACACACTGATAATACAAGAATACTCTATAAATTAATAAAAGGAGTATGGATTACACTTACAAAAGAGGAGTTAATGTCAGGAAGCATAATAAATAAAAAAACACAACTAGAAACCATTTTAGAATTAGATTTTAAACAATTATTAATGGATTCCAGTTCTGATACCGATTATGAATCTAAAGGTCAAAATATTTTATCACCTGAAGATAAAAAATGTATACGTGTGGATAATATACGCATTACAGAATTAGAAAAAAATAAATGTATTCCTAGAAAATTTATTAAATATTTGTATGAAGCAAATCATGAATATATAGAAATGCAACATTTAAAAGATTTAGTTGATCAGAAAGATTCTATACAAACAATAATTGATACTAATAATTTATATATATCAGAATCTATTGATAAAAAATTAAAACTTATTAGTAAAAATGTATTAGAAATAAAAGAAGAACCAGTAGTATCAAAATCTACTAAAAAAACAGTACCTATAAATTTATTAGATAAATTTAAAAATGCTAATAATATTTCAGACCCAGATATTAGATTATCATCTTTAAAAAATATTATAGAAAATTATGGCGTTTTTAACAAACCTATACTGGATTCTGATATACAAGAACCACAGTATACTAGTGTATATGGCAACGAACCTAGTTATACAACTGGGTATGGTGCTACTAATCCTTATGGATCTACTAATCCTTATGGATCTACTAATCCTTATGGTGTTACTAATCCTTATAGTGCTACTAATACTGGGTATAGTGCTACTAATACTGGGTATAGTGCTACTAATACTGGGTATAGTGCTACTAATACTGGGTATGGTGCTACTAATACTGGGTATACAACTGGTTATGATTATACAACTGACTATAGTAATTATACACCACAATCTCCTGAGTATAGACCACAATCTCCTGATTATAGCCCATCTAAAGAAGGTTCTAATAAATTAGGAGGTGCGGTGACAGAGGGACTTGGATCGCCTACCTATTTACCAGAATCGCCCACCTATTCCCCACATTCTCCCACCTATTTACCAGAATCGCCCACCTATTCCCCACATTCTCCTACCTATTTTCCAGGTTCATATTCCTCTTTGCCAGAAGATAATTATATATATTGGGATTATCCAGATACAAGTGAAATTATGTGTTGTAAGCACTACTTGGATTTAATTGATATGGCTTGGGTAGATAATAGTGTTAGAGAAGAAAAATTAAAACAACTAGAATTTAAGTATGCTAGGAGAAATATTATAGATGGTGACAGAAAAGTATGTGATATATGTGGCGAAGAATTAATTAAAATAGATTATTCCGATTTTGAAGGATTTTCGGGACAAGATCGTCCAGTTAAATTTAGAGAACTCGTTATTGATGAGTATATTGATATAACTTATACAGAACAAGAGAAAAATATTAAACAAGTATTAGATTTATATACTAGAAATATTGGAATTCAGCTAACTGATAATGATACTGAATTTATAATAAAATCTAGTTCTAAATTAATTGAATCAGATTCTATAACATTACAACAATATTTTGATGGTGAAACGCCTGTCATAAATTCCGAAGATGAAGGTTCTATGTTTAATGGATATAGCGAAGGAAGTGTATTTATTAATAAAGGTAAAGAAAAAGGGTTTTTAAAAGCATATTATGAAGATTACGAACTTTTAAATGAGTATATTAATATAAACAAATTAGATATAAATGATTTTTCAGAGAAAAATGATCAAAAAATTAAAAATGATATGGGTTTATTAGAATCATCTTCTCCCAAACTAGAATCTCTTAAAAATATAGAGAAATTTTTTAAATTTATGCGTACAGGGTTTATACCATTTTATTTACAATACATCGATGCCCTTAAAATTACTATTATTATATCTTACTTATTATTAACTATTTTTTATGCCGTTCCTTCCTATCAAATAATTGGTTCAGGAGATGAACGGATCGCTAAAATTAAATTTATAGGATTAAATTCTTCAAATGAAAAGGAAGGTATTTCATATTTAATTAAAAATATAACTGGAAAATTTATACAAAAAAACTCTGATACTGCCTATATAAAATGGACTCTTTTAAGAAATAGATATAAAAAAATAGATAATAAAGAGAAACAATATAATGAATTTTTAGACCGACACTTTAACTCTATTTATACTAAAATTAAAAATTTTGCGGATATATTAAATATAAAATCTAAAAAAGATGAAGATATTCTTAACAGAGAATTATTTTTAGAAAATATTGTTGAGAATGAAACCAATTGGATACAATTTAGACCATCATTGGTTACATCATATGAATATGAAGAAACATTAAATACATCCGCATTAATTGATGAATATAAGCAAGTTACAGATAAATTAAATGAACTTAAACAAGTTGTTTCGGAACAGCCTGATAAAATAACCGAATTATTTGATACAATAAATTTATTAGAATTATTAAAAATAAAATTACTAGATGTTTCCCGGAAATTAGGTTATAAATTAATTGTTAATATTAATACGTTTATTCATGCGGAATTAAATCCCTCAAATATAACATCGCCGATAATTCCATATACATCAAACTGTTGCCAAACAAAGATTTGGAATAATTATATGGACTATTTTATTACGATTGATAGTAATATAAATAATTTGTTAATAGCAACTAAACAAATTAATAATGTTTTAAAACATAACTATACAAACGAATTTATTATTAGTTTTAATGAAAATAAAAATAATAGAGATGGAACAAACTCACGAAAATTATTAGACTATCTATACATTGATAGAAGTTTATTCGAATCTGAAGAAAATTACTTATCCTATTTAAAAGATAGTTATATGCAAATAAACTATACAAATGTTACTTCACAATTTGTCGATTTAACCAATATTAATATTGGAAAACAAAGAATATGGAAAAAACAATTCGATAAAGATGTATATTTGCTAAATGATATATTAGAACAACACACCCTCACAAATCCTGCTAAAATCACATCAACAGAATTAGAATTAAATTTAATAGAACAGTTAAAAATTATTTATCCATTGATGGATAGTGCTTATTTAGAAAATAAGGCTAAAAATTTAATAAACAATAAAGGTTTAATTGAGATAGATATCGTTACAACTGAAACCAAAGAGTTTGTAACTCAAAAAATTAATACATTTTTAGATAGTAAATCTATAGATGAACTTATAATACAATTAAATATAATAAATACAGAGTCTCGATTAAATAAAATTATATCCAAATCATTAAATAGTGTATCAAGCTCCATTATTGATAAAACAACCGTAAATTTTTATTATCAAGAACAAATTAATAAAATTAAAACAATAGAAACATTAGTAAATAAGAGTCTATTCGATCAATCACTATTGTTTTCTACTGAACTCATTTCTATAATAAAAAATATCGATTCTTATCCAAATGTATCTGAAGACTTTCTTAAAATATACAATAAATACTACAAATTCTCATCAGATATGTATGATAGTATAATAGATAACATGTTTTTAATATCAGCTTCTTTAAAAAGTACGGGTATTACAAAAGATACTATAAGAACTATTATGTATAATGTTGGGAATTATAATTCTATTTATGAAGAAAATCTCAATTATTTAGAAGAACGTTTAACAATAGAGGATTATATTGGAGAAGAACGAGACCAAGAAGAAGCTTTTAGACAAACTGAACTAAATAAATTTAAAATATATAAAAATATTACATTAGTCAATTCATATTCTACCAGCATTATTACAATGTTATCATCTATTAGAAATAGATTAGATTTAACTATTAAAGGTAAAGCAAACGCTTCTTATTTAGAAGGTTATAATAAAGCAATGGCGGATCCTTCTTCCAAGAAAACTATAATCAAAAAAAATAGAAGTATTAACCCTTGGTGGATTGAGGAAAATTATACACTATCAAATAGAAAATGTGTATGCCCATACCCAACAACTATATATAATGAATTAACAAAAACTTATAATGATAATTATTATAAAATAATAGACGATTGTATAGATGAATTAATTGAGGATACTACACAATGTGACCAATTAATCGAACTATTAAATACGTTTTTAAGTAATTCAGGGGATTTATATAAACTAATTTCCACTATAGATTCTAATGTTTCTATAAATAATGTAGATTATATCTCTGCATTAGACGAAAATTATATGTTAATATTAAGTAAATATATTTTTTATCATTTATGCCAATTTATGTTTGTAACTATTTACAATGCGAGTAGTAATGGAGAAATATTATCAAAATATTTATATGATTTTTTATTTAATGAAAACATCCATTATAGTGAAATTATTAAAGATATTACCGATAATAATATTATTAGTAAAATAGATATTTATAAATCTGTTCAGAATAGATATCGTAAAACACGTTCAGATAAGATGTCTAATGAAGAACGAAGCGTTCAACAGCTATTTAGAAAATTTAATTTAGGTAATATGTATGGGGCATTTGACAATCTTGCACACGGAGACACCGCTGATATAACCGAATTTAATATAGAGGTAGAACCAGATATTACTGACAATAATTTAGAAAAAGAATTAGGTTCGAGTGAAGCGGTTGATCTATTTAAAGATCAACAACAAATTATGTTAGAAGAAGATGAAAGTTTTATGGGAACAGGTATGGCACAAGATCACGATGGAAATACTGATGACTACGAATAATAAACAATTCTTAAATTTACTGATTAAAACTTAAAGAATTATTAATAGATTATGAATTACTTACTCACAATCTATTAAAAAATCATACACATCTTCATTAATTGTAATATGTTTTTCTGTTATAATTTCATCCGAATAAATCCAGAAATTGGTATATGAGGTACACCTTGACATTGCTACATAAAACTGCTGCTCTATCCATTCTTTCCTTCTAACTAAGTGCGGTAAAAGCCAATATGGTGTTCCTACTTTATCTAATGCATTCATATTAAATATTAATTTTCCTTTAATTGTTGAACCTTGTACAGAATGAAGTGTTATTGCAGGACCACTTATAAGTGGATAAGCTATAGCTTGTACATTCAAATGTTCACAATGTTGATGTATTTCAGGTGAAATATCCCTTATTAAACCATTCTCAAATTTTATTTTTAATATTTGCTTGTCAGTTGGCCCAGTTATATCAATAATTGTACCTATTGTACCATTACTTAATCCATTTTGTAATTCCAAATTTTTTTTTAGCATTACTGAAGAACCCTTGCAATATCTAAATTTTACGTCATATGATGAATTCTTATCAAATTCTGACTTAATTTTATCAGAAAGTTTAATATCAGGTTTAGATTTAAATTTCCTTATATATTCAAATACTGTACTACCATTTTTTTCAGAAATTTTTGTAAGGTTGTTTTGATTTATTGCATTTCGATCATCATTAAATGGGGTAACTACTATACTTTTATAATCTTTTTCAGAAAATTTAAATATATCGGAGTAATCTTTTTTAGTTATTCTTTGTTTATTAATTCTTTGAAGTATAGCAATTTTCTTTTCTGGATTACAATCCATTAACCCAAGTCTTGTAGATTTTAAATGCTCTGAGAACTCAGTGTCTTTTTTTGCTCTAACATTTTTTTGTAATTTATAAATATTATTTTTAATGTATAAATCCCAAGAATCTGATTGAAAACACATTTCAGTATATGGGTCTTTCTTCTTCCCAATCGGCTTTATTTGTGCTGGATCTCCTACTAGAATTAATTGTATTCCTCTAAGAGGCTTTTTATCCTTTTTATTAGTTCGTTTAATTGCTTGGCATAATGTATAAAAATTTTCAGCACTCAGTCCAAATACTTCATCTATCCATAATATACCATTACAGGCTGACAAGTAATCTATTATTTGTTGCCATTTTAGTGAATTTTCTAACCTTTTTAAAAAATTTTTAGGATTTTCACTAAATTCTGTAGAATAAATATTTAAACCAAACAGTGAATGGAGTGTTTTGGGTAAAATAAGTTGTTGGGCAGCCTTTCCAGTCATAGCTACTTGTAATATTCGTTTCCCTAATAATTTAAAAACACATTTTCCTAAATAACTTTTCCCAGTTCCTCCTTCGCCAATAATACATAAACTTTTTCCCTCAATTATTCGATCATAAACTACACGTTGTTCAGAAGTTAATGAATCTATAGTTAAACCTTCTAAATTTTCATTTATAATACCAGGAGGTTTGAAAAAATTTCCAAGACATTGTGAACTAAAACAACCATTTTGTCCACATACTCTACATTTATTATTAGCATTATCTATTTCATTTAACAAAAGTTCTCTAGTAGCATTATTTAATATTAAATCTGTATAAGATCCACCTCTCACATTATCAATACCATATGTTTCCATATTCTTTTTAACCTCTAAATCCTCTAAAAATTTATGATCTGGATTATTATCCATATCACGAATTTTTTCTATAGTTATTATTCCGTTTAATTGGACAAATTTGTTTGATTTTATATCTGTTTTATGTTCTCTTAACCGCTCAACTAAATTTTTATATGTTTTTCCAATATAATAACAATTATTGTTTAAAATTAATTTATAAATTTTTTGTTTTGATTCACTATCCATTACTGAATAATTATTTATTGTTATACTTTAAATATATCAAATTTACTCCCGAATATTCAGTTATATCTATTATTATTTCAAAAGTAAAATACTATTTTTACTTATTCAGCAATATTTTTAAATGAACACGTTGATGCTGTATTATGTTTATGTGGTGAGTCCCATTTATGTCTAACCATATGTAAATAATTAAAATAATTCTTTTGACATCCAGGACAGGGTAGTGCAAAACTTCTGGCAGCATCAACCATTTCTAACTCTTTCACATTTAGTCTTTCTACCATTTCATCAAAAGTTTCTGTTTCATTTAATTTTTTAAAACCTGGCATATTAAACATATTAAGCATATTCAACATTAATTTTACAGTGTTTCTGTCGCCATCTTCCCATAATTCATCATAACAATATGAATTAATAAAATTATCACCATCATTATTATTTCTAAACCATACAGCTATAGAACCGTTTATTTTACTAATTGGATTAACTCGGCTCCGTATCGGCTGTACTACTCCTTTTTTACTGTTTTCTTTAACAAACAATGTTTTAAAAAACCCAAATAATTTTGATTCCGCACATGTACTACCATTATTACAAAATACTTCAACTTCTTTTGTTTTTTTAAACGGAACAGTTAAAGTTCCTTCAACTATATTTTTAACATCAAATACAAACGTGATTACATTAGATTCTGCTCTTTCTCGCGCTTTTTGATTAGAATCTTTTAGTTTTAAATTATTAGAATAAGGTTCGGATTTTAGATAGGTCTTGAATAATCTAGAAATATGACCGAGTTTTGTTTCCATTTCCATAAGTTTTACTTCATCTTTATCAAAAATTACGTGATATCCTGATTTATTTAAACACTCTATATATAGACGTAATTTTTCTATAAACTCATCATCCATTTTATCTGATATAGTCGTATATATTATATATTTAGTTGCTGTTACAGCTACCTCTATAAATCCTGTCATAAACTTTAATTTATGACCAGGTAGTGGTGATGGGGGCCAAGGACGTTTGGTTTTACCATTTTCTAATTTAAAAGGGGCACTTATTTTTTTTGAAAAATTTTCATTTTCTAGATTATTAAATCCAACTTGCTGATTACGAACCTTATTTAATCCAAGTAAAATATTCATTATATTTTCGGTAGGTTTGTCGTATAAAAACATTGTATTATTTAATTCTGTTTTGTCTTTTTCTAAATCATTATCTCCTAGTATTGTTTTCCCATATTCGTTAATAGAACCTACTCTTTTTGTTTCTTTTCGAATATTACTAAATATTTGTTCTCTGGTACTAGAAATATCAGGTTGTAGTGATTTTGGTATTATTCCACTTTTATTATTTATATAATTAATTAAATGTGTAGAAGTATGATCTCTCTTATTTTCACCATCGTGACGAATGACTACTTCAGATTCATTCATATTTAAAACGTTCATATCTAATACCTGATCTTTTTGTTCTTCATCCAATGTATGTTTTATCCCAAGTTCTTTTAAAATAAAACCATCTTTTATAGAAGAATAAGTATTACCCGGATCTGTCCCACCAAATTGTTTTAAATAATTTTGTAATACTGTTCTTCCTATAGTTCCTCTAACTGATACATATCTGCCCGTTAATGGATTTACAATCTTATCATACATTTTAATATATATATATATTTTATTTAAATCTAAATAAATTAAATCTAAATAAATTAAATCTAAACAATTTTATACTATAATATAATGAATTATAGTATATTATTTATAATCTGTATTCTCGTATTTTTTTTTTTTAAAAATGAGCATTTTGTTAATTACAATTATAAACCAAAAGATAAAGTTTGCCTAACAACTCGGAAACCATATATTAATAATGTATTTAATAGTTCTAATTATATAAATCCTGAAATACACGATAGTAAAAGTAATTATTACATTAGAAATTTTACAAATGAAGAAATACATACAATAATAAAAAAAATAACTTTAAAAAATTCTTTAAAAAAATATAGAGAAATAACAAATAAAAACAATATTAATCAAAGTATTATTAATAATACTTTTAATTATATAGAAACATTAATTATAAAATTATTTAAACTATTTATTATCAGTCATCTGAAAGAATTACATTGTTCAAGTTTAAATAATTGTTTACCAGAAATAATATCAAAAAAAATAATAAAAATAGAAAAAAATAATACTAATAACTATAAATTTTATACGCATATAGAATTACTAGTTAAATCCAGGTCCTATTCTTATATATTTTTTATTATAATAGAATACCATAATAATAATTATTTAATAAACCATATTAAATTAATAGGTATAAATTTTACAGATAATATAAAATTATTACCAGGGCTTAATACTGATGATAAATATATCCATATTTATTATGATAATGCACCCTACAAGGCATATAATGACTACCTTAAAATGTCGACCGAAGATAAAATTATTCTAAAAAAACATAAACCAATTGAGCCAACTACTTTAGATGATAAAATATTTAGTTATAAAGATAAACATTGTTATGGTAAAGCAGTACATACTAAAAACGAATGTGAATTAGAGTATAATTTATATGGGAAAAAAGTTCCTAAAGGAATATGGAAATAATAATACGTGTTTCCTTAATTAATTAAATTTATATTTTTTATAATATTATAATATAATATTATAAAAAATATAAATTATTAAACCCAGACACCGGCAGATTTGTTAAAACACGTGGAAAATTAGGCAAAAGAATAATTAAAAATTATTTAGATATGGTGGGAGGAACAACACA